AGGAACTAGATTTATATAATTAGCAGAACCGATAGCTTCCATATAACTAAAACCACCACGACGAGTTTTATCATTAATAAGAAAAAAACCATTGTCTTTACAAAACTGTTTAATAATGAAATACCACCATTGACAGTCAATAAAACGAGGAAAGCCTAGAATCTTCTTACCAGTAACTTTACCTTTCTCTATTCTAAGAGTTTTAGTATCTAGTTTAAGGATACGTCCATAGTTAATAAAATTATAATGCTCACCTGTAATATATAAATCTTCAACTTCACCAGTTTCGGTATTTAATTTACAAGGAGCTTTATAACCTACCATTCTACGAATAGTTTCCTGCTTACGAAAGTTAATATGAGGAATACTATCTTCATTAAATAGTGTATACTTTCCTCCATTCTTTTCAAACTCATTAGCAGCAGGAGTAAGCAAATGAGTATTAACGAATCTATACTTTGGATTAATATTAAGAAGAAATCCTCCCGATTCACCTATAAGGAATGAATCGGTAGGATCATGATAACCATTATCTTTAGCATGTGGATAATGAGATTTATCTTCATTTATATAATTCCAAAATGGATACTCGCGTAATTCCATATTTTATTTATTTTATAAGCATTGCAGCAACAATAGTTATAATAGTTCCAAAACCAATAGCTACATTACGTTGCTTTTTATATTTCTTAGATTTCTTTTGTTCATCATTAAGACTATCAATAGCATTATTAGCAACAGTAGATATTCTACGAATCTCAAACTTTTGTCTAGCTATAATACTATCAGCAAATATACAATCTTGAACTTTAAGTTTATAAGCAGCTTTAAAAGTTTCATATTGAGACCTATATTCATCAGATAAAATTAGCTTTGCATTAGCTATTTTAATAATGTCTTTATTAAGACTTATTGAATCCACCCCCGTAAAGGAATGTGAAACTAGAGAATCTACCTCGCTCTCCATTCGCTTCAATCTATCTTCCAACTGGCTTTGAGCACAACTCAATGAACTTCCGAACAATAGCAATACTATCACTATCGACAACAGCTTTATGTAGTTCTTCTTCATTCTTTGTATTATTAGCATTATTAATAAAGATAGTATCAATAAGTTTAGTAATACTATCACGTTTGTTACTTTCAACGTAAACAGTGTCTACTTTGATATAAGGAATTTCTACACATTTCTTATCGTTATTTAATAATGTCCATAACCATACGGTTAGAACTAGCATTACTATAACTATCAATACTATCTTTAATGTTTTCATCTCAACAAGTCTTTTTCTTCAAGTAGAGTATAAGTAAATCTATCTCCCCAAATAGGAGTAGCAAGAGTAACAAGATTCATTAGTTCATTGAAATCAAAACTACGAGCTAGAACTTGACAACCAGCAGACCAACCATCTACAACAATACTAGCATCTCCTGCTTTGTGAATATTAATTCCAAACATTCCTTCTTCAATAGTCTCTGGATTAAAATCAAGATAATAATCTTTATTATTATCACGATAGACTTTAACAGGTTTATATTGAACTAGAGCTTTATATTGTCCTTTATGATAACCAACTTTCCAAGCACCACGATATTGACCGGGAACTAGAATAGCACAACCTTTAACGTTAACAGGATTAGAAAGACTCTTATATCCGGGATCTGTTGTACAAGGAAATATAGGACAGAACTTATTACCTTTCTTATTCCAATATTCAATAATGAAGGCATCGTTGAATTCATTACTGTGATCAGTAGAACGAACACCAATAAGATTAAGATTATAATCACCGTTTACAAAGTAAGTGTAACCTTTCGCTTCTAATGTCTTCTTCCAATCGGTCTTTAGACATTTATTAATTAATTTATCATTATATTTACTCATGATGCGAATAGATTTAATTGTTTCTTTTGAGTACCGTGAATAGATTGATAGCGACTATGAAATATAGCGTTTACTTCATTATCCATTCTACGAATCTTATACCATTTAGCAGATTCTTGTTTAGTAGTATCAATATGAAATCCGTCACCAAATCTTTGAGGACGACCGTATTGATTAAGAACAAAAGGAATTTCAATATGACAAAGAGCTAAACCTCTACAAGGAAGACCAGTAATAAGAGATACCATTCGAGAATAGATATTAAGCTGTAAGCTATAAGTATTTCCATTACAATTAGAAAGATGTCCAAGAGGAGGAAGCATAGTATCATCTTGTTTACTTATCCATTCATTTGTTTCTTGATTAGGACGAACAGTTTTATCTTTACGATAATAACCTGCTTCAAAACGTAAACCAGTACGATTAGTTTTCCAATCTAGAATAACAAAACCATCTTCACGAATAGGAAGAATATCGATAGTTCCACTAATAAGATAGTCAGGAAGAAAAGCACCGATTTCAGAATATATCTTGTAATCTCTATCAGTATAATATTTAAAGACTTCGTATATCTCCGGATATTTATTTTCAGTATGATCTATAAACTCATCAATATCTAATAGTTTAACATGATCGTCTATAATATCTAAGTCAGCAACAGTAGTCATTTGAGTACTAGCAGATTTATTAAGATATTTAATAGCATTAAAGAACTTACTGTTTTTACGTATTCCATCTTCAAAGTTATTATGATAGACATTACCCATATCACAAGCATTGTCACGAATAGTATCCCATTCCTTCTTAATTAGCTTAGCAGAAGTACCAAGTTCTTTGGCTTTATATCTAGCCCAATAATCAGTTTCAAATTTAGGAACATAATCATGAATAAGAGTAGTAACACTTTTATAAGAGTTACCACAACTATCAGTGTACTTATGAGTTGGTTCATCGAAGAACAACTTCGTCTGTTTATATTTCGGTGCTATCTGTATCATTACTTTGTTAGTTCATATGTTTGTACTTCCCCCGTAAAGGAACTTCTAGTATTGGTTTGCGTTAACCCTAATCTAGCTCTTTCAGCTTCGGCTTGAGCTTCAATATCAGCAGCATCAGTAGCTAGCATACTAGTAGTAATTGTTTTACCACCGCGAGCTTTACGCTGTTGATTATCTAGCATAACAGCTTGCTTAGCTTCATTGAGAGTTTTAAGTTGGTTAGGAAGAAGATTAATAATAGTACTTAGTTTATTAATATAATCAATAACGACTAGAGTATCTTCATCTTTAAGACCTCCGTGCATCTTAATAGATAACTGCTCAGATATAAAGTTAGCTGCGAGATTAGCATTATGAAGAGCACGAGATGCACTATTAAGAGCTTCTTCGGCAGGTGTCCAACCTTTCTTATATTCATCAATAATTCGATTAATAAGTTCATCCGGTTCCCAATTAGCATCGAGACCATAATTACTCTTAGCAACAACAAGAGCTTCGGGACGACTATAACCCATTTGATTAGGAGGAGACTTAGGATCAGCTACATAATAGATAACTCCAACTTCTTGAATATATCTACTCTTAGTAGGAGTTTTATCTCTAATATAAAGCTCTCTAACATCTTTGTCTTGAATCTGACGAATGTTAGGAGCAAATGGAATACCTTGCTCATTAACAGCAAGCATTCGAGTTATATCTAAAGGAGCAACTTCAATCATAATTCGATAATTTGAGAAGCATAATAATCAAGAGTATCATGAGCACCCATATGAGCATAAAGATAAAAATATAATCTGAACCATCTATCAGAACGGAATCTTTTAAGAACTCTATCAGCATGAGCACGATTAAGTCTAATTGTTCTATTGATAATAATAGTACGACTACGAAAACCTCTTCTAACTTTAAATCGTTCACGAAGAAGATTCTTTTTAAACTCCATATACTCTTCACGACTCATTGTATCTCTATGGACTTTCATCACATGTTGATGTTCAATAGCATCTAGCTTTCCTTCATTAGGAACAAAAGCTCCGAAGTATGGAATAGAAACACGACCTAATTCAGCACAACGAGCTACAACTTGACGTTCAACACTTTCGATAATATCTTCAAGTATTTCACCATCAGTGATACTAGTTCGTATCGTAGCAATGATATCTTCTCTACGAACTAGTAAATCACGTTTTTCATTTAGGTCAATAGTAGGCATTATAATCCGAGCAAATTAGAAGCTATAATAAACTTATTAAACGGAGAATTCTCTGGAATACCTTCGTTACTATTATGACCAATAATATCAACAATACGAATGATCTTATAGTCAACACAAGTAACAGTTTGAATAATAGTAGTATCTAACTTAGGAAGAGTATGACTAGTAGTATCAAGAGTTTTAAGAACAGAAGCAGCTGCACTTTGTCCAACTTTACCAAAGATAGTTCCTCGTTTAATACTCATAGAAAGATCTTTATCAGTATTAATAAACTTACGGATATGACCAATGGACAATTCGTTCTTACGAGTATTACAATCAATACCGTTAAACAAATCACTAGGAGCAGCAAAAATAAAACGATTAACAGGAGTTTTATCGTTATCGTTCTCATCTGCATAATTAGCTTTAATAAGAACAGCTTTAGTATTAGCAAGACCTTTGTTATTAGTATCAATAAGGTCTACTAAAGGAGCAGTAGTTATAAGAGCAATAAGAGCATAATGCTTGCGAAGTTCAATATGTTCAACACAAGAACTAACATAATCAAATCCAATTTCATGAACTGATTGAGGAAGTCTAAAAGTTTCTTTAGTAGAATTGTTAACTAGATTAAGCATAACTACAATAGTTTAAATGAATATTAAGTTTACTAGTACTAACAGCAGTAGTATTAACACCAGTAGTAACAGTGCAAACATAAAGATTATAATCGGATTTAGTAGTAGAATTATAGTTAAAAGTAGTTAAGTATAGGTATATTCACTTCCGTACCTTAGTGTAAATGCGCATACGTGCGCATGTTCTAGGTGTACGCACACGTGTACGTGCGTACATTATATACACGCGCGTATATAAGTAATGTACACGTGCGCACAAATAAGTATCAATTATTATATGAAATATAATAATTGATAGATATAATATATTTATAATATATTATACTAGTACTCACGCTGCATAGTACAGATGCGGTTGTCGATACTACTGTTGAAGATATTGCAAAATGTATTGAAGTCTGTACTGCAAAATGTATTGAAGTTTGTACTGTTGCAGATATTACTGAAACTACTGTTAGAACTACTAGTCGAGCTATTGTTGTAACTATTGTTGCAACTATTGCAATTACTATTAGAGGGAGTCTTGCTCATGTCCACCCCCGTAAAGGAATGTCGATTGTTCAAACTCCTCGTACTCCTATTGAATCTAGTTCTGATCTACCTGCCATTGACTGTGCTGAAATTACTACTCAAGTTACTACTCAAGTTACTACTCAAGTTACTACTATATCTACTAGTGGAGTTACTAGCAATTAACTATTCACATTCCTTTACGGGGGTGGTGACAGCTAGGCTCCATCTACTATTACAACTCTTTAAAGAGGTTGTTCTCGTAGAGAATGAACTCTTGCTATTGCAGAGAGAGTTCTAGATATTGCAAATTGAATTAAAACTAGTACTGAATTAGATATTGATTATACTGTTGATTATACTGTTGCAAGAGGTGCTACTCTTTTTGAAAGAAGTTTCTCGAAGAGAATTATTCTTTCATTTTGTCAGAGAGGTGCTAGAGTTATTAGAGTTGCTATTTGTATAAGGAGTAGAGGAGGAGAAGAAAGAGATATTAGATTAGGTAATAGAGTTATTGATGAAGTTAGTGATAGAGTTACTGCTGGGAAAAATAAAATAAAATTTTTAGCGAGTGTGTTGTTATGATCGCGCAGCTCCTACCACAGACCCCCGCCCATCCAACTACTTATTGAACTCCCCCTGTCAGACCAAATGACCTTAAACATATTGCTGTTATTATTATTAATTAAATTATTATTCATATGAAAAAGATTATATCTCGTATTGGTTTTGTTGTAGGTGTTACAATGATGTTTAGTGGTGCTATTATTGGAGTTATTGCTATGTATGTTTCAGATCATTGTCTACTCAATATTGGTTGGGCTGCTATGATACTTGGTCTTGGTGCTACATTAACATGCGATCCTTTATAGTGGTCGCATGTATTATTAATTAATTAAATACTTATAGTTATGAGAGCTGCTAGATTTATATTGCAATTATCTATTAGTATGGTAATTGCAATGATTGCAATTGTATTAGTTTATGTTCATAGTACTAAAGATGCTAGTAAGACACAAGAGTCTAATGTTGTTACTAGTATTGTTACTGATAGTGTACCGAGTTACATAGATGCTACTAGATCATTATCATTGGGTGAAGTACATAGTATTACTACGTATCTTATCAGCGGTGATGATTTTGCTACTGTTGTTCTTACTGATGGTACTGAGTGTTATTGCGATCAAACTATTGCTCGTGATCTTCGTGATGCTATTGATGGAGCTAATGATAAGGAGTTTGAACTGTGGACAAATAACGATAATGAACATGAGATTGTATGTATTAATTGAACGGTTGACATTGTTACGTGGTGTAGCAATGTCAATCTTATATATGCTAATGGGTGTGATCAAATATTCACAAACATACGATTGCTCCGATTTGATACTGTTACTAGGAATACTCAAAGGATTCGCTATATTCAAGAGTGATGCAGAGGATTACTTAGGATTGTAAACTTAACAACGATACAGTCAAACCGATTGACATTAAACATATTGAGTGTCAAACCGATTGACATTAAACATATTGCATTATTTTATTATAAACATTAAAAACATTTGAAACCATGAGTAAAGAAAAAGAAACTGTTGTTAGTGAAGTTGTAGTAGCTAACAACGCTGCTAAAGCTGCTGAAACTATTACTGCTGAAACTATTGTTGCTAATGCTGCTAAACAAGCTGCTGAACAAGCTGCTGAGGCAGAAGATGCTCCTGCTGCCGAACTACTACCATTGTCGGCTTATTGGGGTAAGGATGCAGATACTGTTACAGACCTTATGTTAGGTCGTAGCGACGTTACTAATCATGCTAATTGCATCATTACTAATGTCGTTGACCGTGATAGTGACAATAGTTTTATGACCATTGTTGTTTCTAAGGGTCTGCCACAGTTTGTTCTTAATGCCGATACTGGTGCTTATGAAATGAGTACTACTCGTAATATCTTTACCAGTCGCATTCAGATTGCAGCTATATTGAAAGGTATGAACGAGACAGTGCTCGCCAAGATTGTCGAGACTGCACCGTTCATGGTTGTCGTATCGGTATTGGAAGGTGCTCGTATTTCCGTGATGTCCAGACTGCTCGCTGCTGGTGAGCAATACATCAATCCGTATGCGTCTAAAGCACCGTCTGAAGTTCGTGTTACCGAACATGATCGTATCGAGTATTTTCCATACGAGCTTAAACTTGGCAACAAGTTCACCGCTTTGGAGAAGATACAACTTGCAATGATGTTCAAGTAGGAGTTAGTAATGCTAGTGGGACAGATAGTCCTGCTAGCATTAAAGCTATCAGTGCTATTCAGCGTGCTTACACAGATACTCTTGCTACGTGTTAGAAAGATACTCTTGCTGTCATCCGACTTATGTTCGTTGTCCGGCAAAGCCATCTGGCAAAGATAATCACGATAGGAAACGACCTAGGACAACTGATAAGCTACTTATAACAACTGATAAATCAATTCATCATGTACACTACTAAAGACATCAAGTCGATAACTGTCCAATCAGTCCATCTTATAATCATTCGTATGAATGATAATAAGAGCTATACAATAGATGATAATGAGCTTGTTGATATGATTAATAAGAAAATATACTTGAAAAAGTGTAGAAAATCTAGAGTTAGTGCTAGAGTAAGTGACGATTTAAAGGCTAGATTAGATGGCTATGAGAGTGAAATAAGAAGTAGAATGAGTAAAAGTGAAGGTAAGTGTAGAGGTAAAAGTGAAGGTAAGTGTGATCGAGGTAGTGATTTAGGTGCTGCCGAAGCCGCTCAAGTTTCCTCTAATCAAGCTACTCAACTTCCTACTCAAGTAGTTAGCGCCCATTGTTCTCCCTTAGAGTCTAAAGTCTCCGACTTTATCTCTAACTCTCTTTTATCCAATCCTATCAACAGTCCCAGTCCAACTGATAACTCAATTGACAAGCCTATTGTCATTAATACTCCTATTGATACTCCTATTGATATTCCTATTAATACTCCTACTATCTCTGATTGTATTAACACTATTAACACTGACGTTAACACTATTAACACTGGCAACAATAGTTCTAATAGTTATTATTGTAAGATTGATAATAGTATTAGTAGCTCTCGTTGCAATAATGATAATCCTAGTATCTTCGATACTACTCATATCAAAACAGCCAACAGTAGTTCTAAGAGAGTCAATAGTAGTGCTAACAGTACTAATAGGTTTAATAGGTTTAAGAGATTCATTAAGACAATTAAGTCTATATTTAAAACTACTCGTTACAACTGATAAATTTAATTCTTAACAATTTACAATTTATGGAAGATATTACAATTACTCAAGACCAACTATTCGATGCTATTAAGAGAACAATGTCTCTTAATAAAGAATATGTTATTAAAAAGCTAGATAATGATGGAAACTTTATTGTTTTCATTAACGAAGACTTTACTAACTTCTTTATTCTACGTAAATCTCTAGTTGATTATATAGCTACTAAATCTAGTGTTTATGCTAATCTTCAAGATTCTTATAATAAGTTTGTTGAAAGTGCTAAAGAACGTGCTAAAGAACTAATTAATCGTGAAGATGAGATTAAATCATTAAAAGAAGAACTCAAGGCATTAAGAGAAGAAAAGAAGTGCAAGTCTTATGTAGTTGCTAAAGCTAATTATGATGAACTTTATAAAACTCATGAAGAACTTCTTAGTGATCATAATAAACTTATTGATGAATATAAAGGTCTTCAAATAAATTATACTGATCTTAAGAACACTTATGATGAGCTTCAACATATTTCCGATTCTTATAAGAATGATATAGAAATTCTTAGAACTGCTAATAAGAATCTTCGAGCAGCTAATGATAATTATAATCTTATTAAATCTCAAAACGATCAATTTGTTATTAGTTATAATCAACTTGAATCTACTTATAAACATGTTCTTAGTCGAAATGAAGAACTTAATAGTATAGTTAAACATAATAACACTGAGATTACAGTTCTAAGAGATACTGTTGAACAACTGCGTGCTAAGATTAAAACTCAAGATGCTATAATTGAGATAAATAAGGAGAAGATTGAAAAGAAAGATAAAGAACTTCAATCATATAAGAATAGTAATAAACAAGATTAATTTGATCTATGACAAGTTTCGATAATTACTTTATAAAAGTAATGCTAATGTTCATTGCTTTTATTACTATCTGGAATATGTTGCGATCTCATACTAAACTTAGTAATATTCATTGCTTTATTATAGCCATTATAGCTGTTACTTTTACTTCTATTTGTTCAATTATTACTTATAACATTATTCTATCATGAAGATATTACACAATTCCGATAAGCAACTAATTGTTGCTATGAAAGATTCTATTACCATACTATTTGATGATAAAACTTGTGTTGTTATTAATAAAGGTATTATTCGTGCTGCTGCTGATACTTTTGGTATTCTTGATGAACTTAAAGAACAAATTAGTTATTATAATGACGAACTTAATAAAATTTATGAAGCTAATCGAAATTTAAATGTTCAACTAGAAAACTATAAGATCGAAATTAGAAACCTTAGAAACAATTTCGATCAAGTAACTAATCTATGTGAAGAAAGAGAACGTATTATCAATGAGTGTAATCAAAAGATTATTGATCTTGAAGAGATTATTAAAGACTTAACGAAGGCGAATGAGTATTATATTCGTAAAAAGGATTGTGCCACCCCCGTAAAGGAATGTGATGATAACGATAGCTCTTATCCACCTACTAAAGTTAAGTAATCTTAATAAAGCTCTTAATCCTTAGCATTATCTAAATATTATTCATATACTTGTGCATTATTAAATACTACGAGTTATGGAAGATTATTTAGATGGTGCTATTGGATTTCCTATTTGTGCATTAGGTATAGATGTTGATTATCTCGATTGTGAGATAGCCGATAAATGGAATCGTGGTGAAACTTTATCTGAATCTAATCAAGATTTAGATTTAGATATAGAAACTATTGAAGATTAACTATTAAATAATAATATTATGGCAGATATTTTAGAAACTAAACGTCCAACTATTGCTCAGTGTAAAGCTGAGATTATTACTCTTCGTAACCGTAACTCTGAATTGAATACTACTCTTCATAGTGCTAAAATTACTAGTGAACAGTTACGTATGTCTAATCAATCTTACGAATGTCGTGTTCGTAATCTTGAAGAAGATATTAACAGACTTCGTGCTCGTAATGCTGATCTTGGTAATAAACTTGGAATGAAAGCTGCTAAGAAACTTTATACTACTGTTGGTATTATAGGTTTTGCTTTCATTCTTGGTTTTGTACTTGGTATTCTCATTAAACTCTAACCAGTTTGTTTTATTTATACGCTAGTTAATGCAATTGAAAATACGTCTTGTCAAAGGGTTTTGAAATCTTTTAATTTATGAATTAATTAGCCAATGCTATTAATATTGATAGACTGTGAAGTTAGTCAGTATTGATAGCATTTTTAATTTAAAACTTTATAATATGGAATTAAATACACTTGAAGGTCTTATTGTTACTGCTTCTAAGTATTTGCTAGATAATTATATAATAACTACTGGAGGATATGAAAGTATTAATATTACTGATCTTCGTAAAGCAGTTGATAATATGAGTGCTAATCCTCATTATAATAATCCTAAAGATCATAGGATGATATTTAGTAATTATCTATTTATTATTAGTAAGATTGCTAATATTATAAATGAAGATATTACTGAATATCTCAAAAGTAAATTAGTATAATTTCTGTTCTATTAATTATGTATGTGTATTATACACTAAGATTCAGTCATAGTAACACGGTCTGTGAAGATAGTGTTATTTTAAATGAACATACTGATGATGACTTATTAAGTTGAAACATTATTCGAGTAATCGTTGAAGTAAGGGAAATCCTCTTCGTAAAATGTCTATGTTTAGTTATATTTTCCTTAGATTAAACTGTTTAAGGTTACTAGTAATACAGTTCGTGAGAATAGTATTACTATTATTTATTTTATCCCATCGGAGTAGAAGCGTCTACTCCTTTTTTATTGATTATTTATTTAAATCATTATATATATGAAAACAACTCATAAACAAATGTTGGAATTTCTATTAATCATTCAACGATTAGTTAGAAAACATTGTACTGATCTTCACTTTTCAGTTTCTACTCAATTTAAAGAATCTGAAAAAGTTCTTAGTTATATTAATGTTCATGTTATTGTATATAGTTTTAATGGTAATACTATTAAATATAGTAGATCATTTTCATTCTATATTGTTAACGATATTAATGAAAACAATATTACTCTTGATAATTTAAGAGAATATATTCGTTATGAAATAGCGCATCTTAATAGGCTAAGAGAGAACATCAAGCAAGATCCTCTTACGGGGGAAGAATTATAACAATCCATTATTATTAATTATTTAAAACAAACTGGTATGATTAAAAAAAGAATTAGAATTGATCGTAGTGAAAGACTTTATAGTTTAGTAGCTTTTACATTTAACACTATTAATGCTGTTAAGTTGTTGCAAATTGAATCACGTAGAAGAATATCAACTTATGGCAAATCAAATAGAATTTGACGTAGATGGCGAAGGTAGAATAGAAACTACTTTAGCTAATTGTATTATATGTGGTAATAAATCTATTAGTATAGGTACTACTAAATATAATATATGTCATGAATGTACTGAAGTTCTAGAATCTGGTAAAAACTGTCTTGTTATTGAAGATCTTTATCACGATGATCAAAAGGTAATAGGTGGTAGAGCTATGATTCTTGAATCTGCTGCTATTAAAGCTGAATCCCCTATTGTTGTAATGTCTAAGAAGGAATTCGAACAATTATATAAAGTCTATATATCTAAAATGAATTAGTTATGAAAATAGATCTTTATGATTATATTTATCCAGATGGAGTAGTAGATGTTCGAGTAGGTGAATACAAAGCTGTTATTAGTAATGATTTTGCTAATAACAGCTTTATTATTATATTTACTGAACCTATTCCTAATTTAGTAGCTAGAAAATTTGAGATACCACGTGTTATCGATCCTTCTGCTGTTGATATTAAAGGATATAAAATAGTTAGTATTTATCCTCGTGTTGGAACATTTATTATTGATTGGAATAGACTTAAAAAGATAAAATAATGAAATTCAATTTTACGCCTGTTAATGAAAAGAATAAAGTTGCTCGTGAACGAGTTGTTGAGAAACTTGTTGATGGTACTATTATTCTTGATGGTAATACTTACAGATTTAAAAATGTAGGTAATACCATAGTTCTCCCACTAACAAGACGCTCGTATTCTTGCGAAGGATTTCGTACTATATTTGCTAAGTTCTTAGATAAGAATGGTAAATATATTAAAGTAATACGTAGTAATGGTTTTAGTGCTCCTAAATGTTATATTCCATTTAAGCCGGGAATTAAAGTTCGTGGTTATATTCGTATTGAAGATAATATCCAAAAATTTGATTTAAGAGATAATGGATTTAACTAAATATACTGATGCTAATAAAAGCAGTAGTGTAATAGCTTCCTTTACCAAAGATCAACTTAACGCCTATACTCATTTAATTGATTTTATTAATCGTGGATTCGATGAAAATGATTATAGGCGTGCTCTTATTGGTAGTGCTGGAACAGGTAAAACTTATATGATTAAAGAAGTTATTAATAAATGTAATCTTTCTAATTCTACAATAGGTTTATCTGCTCCAACACATAAGGCTGCTAGAGTTTTAAGTAATTCTACTAATATTAAAACTTCTACTATTGCTAGTGATTTAGGTTTTAGATTAAATACTGATCTTGAAGATTTCGACATTAATAATCCTCCTTTTGATCCATTGGGTGAAAAGAAGATTAAAGGTTATCGTCTTTATATTATTGATGAAGCATCTATGATTGGTAAAAGTCTTAAAGCTTATATTGAGAACGAATGCAAATCTAACGGATGTATGATTATCTATATGGGAGATAGTTCTCAGCTTCCTCCTGTTAAAGAAACAATTAGTCCTTGTTTACGTGGTATTAAGTATTATGAACTTAATCAAATTGTTAGACAAGAAGAAGATAATCCTGTTAGTTATCTATTAAAGTTACTTAGATACGATATTCAACATAAGACTTGGAAGTTCTTAGAACATATTAATGCTAATAGATTTAAATTCGATTTAAGCGAATCAAAAGGTTATTATACTTGTGGTTTAAGTGAATTTCAATCATTGGTTATTGATGGTTTTAATAATGAAGAGTTTACAACTAATGTTGATACTTGTCGTCTTGTGGCTTATACGAATAAAGCAGTTAGTGATTGGAATAAGTTTATTAGAACTAATATAATTCAAGATTCAGAACGTGCGGCACTTACTCGTAACGATCTGATATTGTCTTATGTTACATTAGTAAATGAATTCAATGAGGCTGTTATTACTAATTCTGAAGATTATATAATTAAGAATATTGCTAATTTCACAAATAAAGATGGTATTAAAGGATTTACTGTTAAGTTTGTTAAAATCAATGGTGGAGAATCTACTAAACCTTTGTTTGTTGTAGATCACAATGATAGAGCAAATATTCTTCTTTATTATAAACTTTGTAATGAATATATAGATGCTGCTAAATCTGCTCCTGCAAGTTCTCGTCGTGCTCGTTGGAAACTATATTATGAATTTAAAGAACGTAATCTTCTTCTTGCTAATATACTTGATAAGTATGGTAAGATTAAGTTCTATCGTGATTTAGATTATGGTTTCGCTATTACTTCTCACAAAGCTCAAGGTAGTACTTTCAAAGATGTCTATGTAGATATTAATGATATTGTCTTTATGGCTAATGGTAGTCCATATGGCGATATTGATAATACTCTTCGTAGATTATATACTGCTTGTAGTCGTTGTAAAAATAGATTATTCTTATGTTATGGGTGGTAAATATTGTGAAGATTGTGCTTATCGAATAATTAACGAGAAGAATCATTATATAAAAGGAATAGGCAATAAACAAAGTAATAAGATAATCGTATTTCCTCATCTTGGTTTTAGTGATACAACTATTATTAATAGTGAGGCATTTAAACAAATTAGTGGGTTATATAATACTCTCTTTGATAGAAATATCTTAGATGATTATTATATAACCTGTTTTGTTAAATGTCCTATTAGTATTAAACATCCTATTGATGTTATGACTAAAGCAAGATGTTATAATTATCTTCGTGAAGAATTTACTAGTAACAATTATAATGTTCTTATTCTTCTAGGTAATGCTTGTTCTTTAATTAATGTTCGTCCTCATTCGACTAATAACGTATATCGTAATCATACAGGTCATCGTGTCTTTGTTAATTATAGTCCTTTTGTTGTTCGTTATGATCTTCTTAAAGATTCTTATATATCAAAATTTACTAGTATCTTTAAAGCTATCGCATATAACAACTTAAAAGAATTTATAATTAAAGACTTATGAAAGCTCTTGCTTATGATATTGAAGTTACTCGTAATTACTTTGGTGTTTGTTTCGTTGACTTAAATCATTATCTAGAAGTATTTAAAGATTGTGTCGATGACAAACAAGAAGCTATTCCTCTTATAGATAAGATATCTGTTGCTGAAATCAAGAACCGATTAGCTACTGTGAAACGTTATAGATTTAGTATTTTTGAAGATGATGATTCTGAGTTATATCCTTTATTAAATTGGTTGCAATATCAAGCTGATTACTTCGGTTATAATAATAATAAATATGACCGTCTTATGTTAAGTGCTTTACTTATGTATTATAATCAATTTGATAAACCTAGTAAACTTATTGAGTTTCTATATGATACATCACAAAGAATTATTCGTAATTCTGATAATGATGTTCTATGGCAAGATAGTTTTACTAATATGTTAATGAAGAATCGTCTTAACTTTCGTGATTTAGACCTTTTCCAAATCTTTAGATTAGATCATTTTCATAAAAGTCTTAAGCAAACTTCTATTAATATTAAATGGTATAATCTTCTTGAATATCATATGCCTCCTATTAGTGAACTTGATGTTAACTATTACTATCGGTTAACAGAGAATAGAGGTCTTTCTATTGAACAACTAAATAGATTATATCGTAATTCTTTTGAGCGTTATCTTCATCCTGCTTGGAAAAAAGAAATGGAAGAGTATAACGATAATGATGTATTCATTTGTTGTGAGCTAGTTCGTATGAATCAAGAAGAGATTCGTTTAAGATATATGATTAGCAAAGAATATGAGATTAATGTTCTTTCTGCTAGTCGTAGTACAATTGCTGATAAAGTTATTGTCAAACTATATAGTAAGTTTACTGGTTTTCATCCTAAACGATTTATTGATACTAAAACTATCCGGAGAAAAATAGAAGTTTCCGAAATCTTGTCAGATAAGATTCAATTTTCAAGCCCACAGTTGAACGATCTACTTCAATCCTTACATTCCCTTGTCCTTAGGGGAGAAAAGGGCGAATTCGAGCGCACATTCACTTATGCAGGCACTTCCTACACCCTCGCAACTGGCGGTTTGCATTCTAATGAGATTCCGGCTGTATATGTTGAAGATGACGAACACATAATAGTGGATAGAGACGTTAACTAAGCAGCGTCTTAATTGGGTTAATTGCGGGAAACTCTTTAGAGACTACAATACCAAGTTATCATAGTAATATGGATAATGGTAAAGTTAATCACTTTAGTAAGGTAAAAAGTTGTAGTATTAGACAATCCGCAGCCAAGTCTCCTAATAGGAGAAAGGTTCAACGACTATCCGAAAGGAGTAGAGTTAATAGTAGTTATATTAATCTCGAAATGCCCAATTCTTGCGATTGTGATTTTTTCTTATTATCTTTATATCCTAAAATTGTAAAGATATGGAAAAATTCAAAAGAAACTCTGATTTTGTTGATTATGGAGAATATTCTAAGTTTAGTTATTCAGGTATTTATGGTATTGTAAATACTATTAATAATAAGATATATATTGGTTCTTCCGGTTTAATATCTCGAAGAGTAAGTAAACATTTCTCTGAACTTAGAAATAATAGACATACTAATAAGAAGCTACAAGATGATTATAATAAATATGGTCTTGATAAGTTTAAAGTTATATGTCTTGAAGAAACTAAAGAACTAAATACTAGAGAAGTTTATTATCAATTACATTATGGTATTGATGTTATTTATAATGAAAAGATTACTGGTGTTTGGTGTACAGAAGAATATTCAAAGAAATTAGCAAGTTCTCATAAAGATACTCATAGAACTAAAGAGTATCGAGATAAAATGTCTAAACTTAAAAGTCATAAGATAGTCCAATATCTTATTGTTCCTAATAGTGAAGGAGAACTTATTAATAAAGACATTAAAACTTATGAGAATATGAATGAAGTTATTGCTGAAAATCCTACTTTTAAAGCGCAACCTATTAGAGGTGTTTGTAATGGTAGTAAAAAGTCAGCTTATGGATTTCAATGGAGATATGCAAGAAAAGATATAGTCTAATCTCATTGGAGACAATGAGGAATAGAATGATAATCTAACTAATTATCTTAAAAGTTCTATTCAAAAATGAGCTAGTTATTATCCGAATCTTATTCGTAGTCTTAAAGTATGTCAGAAACACCTTAATCCTAAAGCATGGTTTCGTATTGCTGATACTATTGTCGATGAACGGTTAGAACATAAACATTTAGCTAAAGATAAATCTCTTAATCTTATTCAACGTATGAAGCATACTACTGCTGCTGCTTGTCTAAAGATTGTAGCTAATGCTGGAATCTTTGGTAAAATGGGTAGTGAGAAATCATTTCTTTGTGATAAGAAAGCAATGTATAAAGTTACTATTAATGGACAATTGTTTCTATTAATGCTAATTGAAAGACTAGAAGATGCCGGAATTCATGTGATAAGTGCTAATACGGATGGTATCGTAACTATTGTTCCTAAAGGTCTTGAAGAGACTGCTGACAATATTTGTCATTGGTGGGAAAAACATCTTGGTCTCGAACTTGAATTTACTCATTATAGTAAATATGTTACTGAAGGCGTTAATAGTTATCTAACTGTTAAAACTGATGGTAAGAAGAAGTTCAAAGGAAGAATGAATCCTAAGATGTATCTCGAAGATTTATCTAAAGGTTATAATTCTCCTATTGTAGCTAAAGCTGTTACTGAGTATTTTATTAATGGAACTCCTGTTATGGAAACTCTTCGTAATAGTAAGTCTATTCTTGATTTTTGTCGTACTCAAAACGTTAATCGTAAGTATTATATTGAATATACTCATGTCGTAGATCATAAAATGGTTGTCGAAGAAGTTCAAAGAAATACTAGATTCTACGTTTCTCTTACGGGGGGGTCGCTCATGAAGGTAGAAGTATTAGGTTGGGATGAAAATAATCAACCTAAACTTAAAAAGAGTTCTCTCTGTGCTGGTCAACGAGTTACTGTATGTAATCTTGTTGAAGATAAAGATATATCTGAACTAAATATTAATTATCTATATTATTATAATGAATGTATGGCTATTATTGAACCTATTGAACAATCACGTAATAATAAAGGTAAAGGCAAACGTTTAGTGAAGAAATATTATGGAATGCGAAATACATTATTTGATTAATTATGGAAAGTAACAAACTAACTGTTGAAGAATTTGCTCGTAATAATCTTGGTAAATCTTTTAAAACATTTGATAAAGATTATATTATTCCTTTTGAAACAGAAGCTATGATTGTAGGTTATAGTTCTTTTAAACAACTTCTTATTTGTTCTGTTACAGAATGTGGTGGTTGGAGACGTTTTGATGAAGATGATATACTTCTTGTTTATAGTCCTCTAAGTTATAGTTATTTTTATATGACTCATACTGAACTTATTGCTAGAAATTTATTATGATAACTATTGAACAAATATATAGTCTTAATCTTGGTAAAGAGATTGACTACTATAGAGATTATAAAGTTATGGTAGTAGGTTATAATAAAAGATTTAATTTTATTATTTGTTCTTGTACTAAAGATGATGGTTGGACTGAAATGATAGATTCAGATACTATTCTTATTCAAAGTCCTCTTAATGTTTCGTTTTTCTATATTACACCGAAATATGAATATTATCGAATGCAACTACAATTACCATGAAAAACAATGTAGAAGAAATATATAATGAAGCTGCTGATAAATGGCGTAATGCTTCTGGTATTGGAAGTATTATTCTAACGCAGCCATTAGATATTATTAAACTTGCTGTTCATATCTTAGATAAGATGATTATAAAATCACCTAATCTATTGGTTATGATAATATGTGAAAACCTAACTGATCGAGCTAATATTCTTTATGCTATTGAAAATACTTCTGTTAATAGTGAAACTTATAAGAAGCTAATTGCTGAGAAATACATTAACGTATTCACTAGAGATTATATTGAAAAGTCTACTTATCGAGGAATTAATAAGAAAGATCTTCTTATTACTATTAATGTTACTAAATTTAAAGGTATCATTGAGAGATATGAAGGTGCTAGTTGTTTTAAATATAAATTAGTTCTAACTAATGAAATAGATAAAGTTGCTAGTAATGCTGTTCTTATGTATCAATTTGCTCCGAAAGTTTATTCGTTAAACTATTCGTCTTTGTTGAGCAAGTCGATTAATTCCCCCGTAAAGGAATACCAGATCGGATGTACTCTTAGTCAACCTGATCAAGAACATTATGATAAATGTACTAATTACATTAATGATAGTGTTAATATATTCGGTGATTTTAATAAGATAGAAGAATGTCGTGTAGGTAATCGTGAACTTAATTTATCTGCTGAGGCATGTCGTACTCTTGTTGCTGAATATAATGGTTGGCGTCCTGTTATGGATATGTCCGATATAATGGCTAAACGTCTTGATGATCTTTATAATCCTATTGCTCTTGGTGAACGTGTTAATCAAGTTTATAACATTATGCGTGAAAGACGTAATCTTGTTACTGATAACATTGTTAAACTAGAGAAGATATTAGAGATCGTTAAGGCTAATCTAGGCAAGAAGATTCTTATAGTCTCAATGCGTGGAGAATTTGCTAGTAAAGTTACTGACTACATCAATAGCAATGTTGAATGTACTGGTAAATCAGTTCCTACTAATGGAGAAATATTTGATACTAATATCAAGTTTCTTCAATACGACTATTGCGGTAATTACCATAATGATATGGAAGGTATTCCAGCTTATGATAAATTTGGTAAACCTAAGGTTTATAAGAGTGGAAAGAAAATAGGTCAACCTATTATAATGCAGGCTAAAGCACAGCGTTCACAAAATTTAACATTGTTCAACGATGACTGCATACGGGTGCTATCTGCTAATAATTCGATAGATACTGATTTCAATGCTATCGTAGACCTTGTTATTTTCACTTCTCCGATGTGTTATTCTCTAAGAGATATAAAGTATCGGATACCGAACTTATCGTTTAGTACTGAACCTAATATTATATATAAGGTATATGTGATAAATTCAATCGAAGAAAAGAAACTTAATGAGACGAAAGGAGGAAAGAACTATGAAATAGTTAAAGATTGTGAAAACGATGATATAGCTATTGATTTTTGAAGTGATACTATTGTTATTCAAACAAAAAGTATTATCTTTGTAATGTAATAATAAAGCGAACCTTGAAATAATGGAAGAAGTAGAAAAAGAACGTAGTGTTCAAGTTTCTAGTAGAACTAATGAAATAGTTAGTCCTACTGTTAATAATCTCAATCTTTTAAATCCCGAAGAAAGAGGAAAACTTGAACTGTATCTTAAATCTATTATGGGAAGTGAAAAGTGCGGTATTAAATCAATGGCTGATGGTTTAGCTATATTTAGTAGAGCACAAGACTTAGGTTTACCTTTTACCAGTAGTATTGAACATATTAGTGCTATCAATGGTAAAACCGTAATAGATGTTCATTTAATCAAAGCATTGTTACTAAAGGCAGCTATAACATGGGAGTGTACAAAAGATTATGTAGCTCAGTACGAATGTACTGATGGTAATAATGTTTATATTGATGGAAAGATACCCGATTACTGTAAGCGTTTTACCACTAAGAAAGAAGCTCTTAAATACACTGCTGAACAAGATGGCGATAGTATAGGTGTTTATCCTGTTAGATATTATCAAGACTATAAAGGAAACATTTATAAAGAGTATCAAATGAATGCTAGTTTTGGTATTTCAGTTAATGCTGAAAGTGCTGCTAAAATTCAAGCAGAAGGCAAAACTCCTGTGTTTCGTATAGCTCATATTCCAGTAGATTATATCACCGAATATAAATTTACTAGAGTCATCGACAATCGTGTTATTGAAGCTACTAGTCATTTCAGTTACAGTGAAGCTGTTACTGCTGGACTTTTAGGTAAAGATACATATAGTAAATATGCTCGAATCTTAATAGGACATAGAGCATTTACTTATGGTGCTAGAGATATTGCTGCTGATGCTCTTCTTGGATGCCAAGAAATGACAGAGGCAAAGATCATGAATAACATTCCGCTAGAAGAAGCGGACGTTATACCAATTTAATTACTATTAGATGTCTTACTAATAGTGATTATAGATTTGAAATTAGACAAGATAAACCAATGAGCGTAATGCTCAATAATTAATTAATTATATAACTTTTAAAATTTTAAAATTATGGGACTTCAATTTGGAATGAAAGCAATTCAGAGTGGTAAAAGAATAGCATCTGGTAACAATGAACCGACATTGGTTGCTAACAGTACTAAAGCTCGTTTTACTATTGCAGGTATCGTAAGCCGTACTATGGGACTTGTTTCCGGTGATTATGTACAGTTTATCAGTAACATTCCGTCTATTGACATGGCTATTGCAGAACGTGATTCTGAAATCGTTGCATGGTGCGAAGAAAACGGTGTTGAACTGGGTACTGATGCAGCCCGTGCAGCTCTTATCAAAGAATTTGGTTCTTATGCTATTTGTAAAGGTGTTCCGATGTACGAGAAAGACGGCAAACGCAAAATGGTTGGCGTTCGTATGACTGACGAACAGAAGCAAGTATCTTTCGACATGAACAAAGCCGCTATTGCTCAGGCGGTTGGTAAGTCTATTGACGAAGTTACTATCGAAGATTACAATCCAGTTACAGAAGGTTTCACAGGTGCTAAAGCGACTTCTACTTCTTCTCTTACTGGTATCGGTCTTCCTCTTGGTTTCTCCGACATCAATATGTGGAACGAACTGAAAGAAGATCTTGGCGATGCCGGAGAAGATTACAATCGTGTTTATAAAGTTAATCTTAACGAACCGATTGAATGTGAAGTTGAGAACGGTAAAGAAGGTGAAGGAAGTGTTACTGTTGTAACTGCTTATCCATTCACTTTTGAATCTGACGAAGAACCTACTCGTAAGAACGTTAAGAAATAATCTACTTATTCTATTCGCTCGTTACATTATAAAAAGACTGCTAAGTGTAAAAACTTAGTAGTCTTTTTTATTGTTTGCAATTTTTCTTTTTATTATATTTGAACACTTTTGACAACATACTGCCAAGCCTGTACAACTTGGTAGTATTATTATTAATCTTTAAATAATTAATTTTATGAGTACTCAAAAAGAAACTGTTGAAGAAGTAAAAACTGGTGTTGAACAAGCTGCTAATGCAGGAACTCCTAAGAAACGTCGTAGAGGTATTAGTAATGATACTCGTTCTACTTCTCGTTTGAAATTTTCTCACAAAGACGTTAGAGTTAATGGCGTATTTTTAGGTCATTTGAAAGTCTACATGAAGTGGGTAACTTTTGGAGAAGATGCTAAAGGTTCTCCTTCTTTTATTGGTAAGGCTGTTCCTCAGCTAGTTATTGAATTCTCTTCTACTCACACTAAAGAATCGGATAAGCGTTACAATACTCACACTATCTTTGCTCGTGAGTCTAATGCAGATAATATTCCCGGTGGTGCTAAGTATAAATTCATTGAGAATGATTTCCAAATGATCAAGCATGTTCTTGATGTTATTGTTCTCAAAGGTCGTGAACTTACCGAAGCAGAAGAAGATGCTCTCGAACTCGGTTATGAAGATTTCGATGAAAACGGTGCTTATGAACCTGTTGAAACAGACGAAGTTATTAAGGCTTGGGCAGTTCTGTTCGAGAACATTGTTAACATGATTGAAACAGGTGGTAAAGACGGTAAGTCTGCATTGCTTAATGAAAAGGGCGAACCTCGTTTATTCTGGGCTAAGATGTACCGTTATTACAAACAGAATGGTGAATGGGTTCCTGCTGCTTATGGAAGTAGTGTTGAAGGAGATCTTGTATTCCCTACTTATGTTAAGGAAGGAATCTTTGAAGAAGCATTCCTTGACGCAAATAAACAAGTAATTCCTTCTAAACGAGTTAAACTCGATGAAATCCGTGAATCTATTATTCCTATGGAAAACGTTACTCGTAAGAAACCTAACATGGCAGGTGCTCCATCTATTAGTAATATTCCTGTTGGTGGTGGTATTATTCCCGGTGCTCCTATGATGCCGGGTGCTCCTATGGCTGCTCCTTCTGCTCCTTCTCAATTTGATGGAGTATTTAATGGTGATGCCAATGGAGATGATCTTCCGTTCTAATCTAATTATTTAATCGTTAATAATGAAGCCCAATAGTTAATCCTTCTATTGGGCTTTTTCATCTAGTTGCTATGCGTAGAGGAATAAAAAATAACTTATCAGTTAATTTTATATTATCTAAAGTAAGTCAAGAACTTATAATGTCTAGGTATTTAAATATACCTATTGATGTTATAAATGATTGTGTCGTTAACAATGTTCTTATTTGTTCTCCTTTACGTGTCGATAATCATCCTACATTTGGTTTTGCCTATAATGATAAACATAAGCTTAAAGCTCGTGATTTTAATGGTATGTTTTGGGGTGATTGTTTTGATGTTGTTGCGTATGTTCTAAGTTTTACTACTGGTCGTCAAATCAATGTAAATGTTAAAGCAGATTTTTATTATGTTCTCAAACATATTGCTTATACTTTCCGTAATATTATATATAACGGTGAAGTAGTTGAAGAAAATGAAGTGCTGCTTAAAGAAACTATTACTCGTATTAAAAATAGTAAAGCTGTTATAGAACTAGTAATTAGAGAATGGAACGAAAATGATAAGAAGATATGGTCTAAATGGGGAATATCTTTGCATTGGCTAAATACTCATTTTGTTGTTCCTGTTGATCAAATGTATATTAATAGATTTTGTCAGCCAGAACCAAAATATAATTATCGTACTAATGATCCTTGTTATGGTTATATTACTGGTCTTGATAGCAAAGGAATATATAATATTGAGTGTTATTTTCCTTTGCGAGATAGAACTAAAGGAGACGTTAAGTTCATTACTAATCATAATGGCTTAGTTGGTCTTCTTAATCTTAATAAGCCTAAGTACGATATAATTATTGTTACGAAGTCATATAAAGATAATCTTGCGTTAGATAGTTGGCTACACTCCTTCCCTTTACGGGGGAAGTTGTCAGATGCCCTAATAGGAGTTATTAATGTTACTTCTGAAAGTTATGTTCTTAAACCATTTGAATATGAGTATCTCCAATCTAAACTTAATGATAATGGAATTATTATTAGTTTCTTTGATATGGATTTAACTGGTGTTCGTGGTGCTCGTCGTCTTAGAAAAGAATATGGTATTATTCCTATTCTCATTCCTAGAATTTATGATGCTAAAGACTTTTCAGAACTAATAGAAAAGTATTCAAAGGAAACAATTAACAGGTTTATAGAAGAAACCGAAAAACTATTCGATTATGAATAATGGAGAAATTATTATAGACTTGAATAAAGTCAAAACTCTTAATAGGATAGTTGTAAATAGATATGGTCGTAATGAAGCTATTTACAGCTATCTTTATATGTATCCTCTTAGTGATATAGAAGAAAGTTTTATTGATGAGATTAAACGTAAACTCAAAGAAGATGTTAATGCGAATACTCGTATTAAACTTGCAGATGGTATTATTATAAGCATTTCTGATATTAAAGTTTATGGTGAAGTTGATCTTAATGATGCTAGTGATTGCCAAGCAATTAAAGAATTGCTTTCTAAAGAAATCTATGAATGTCATCGTATTCCTAAAGCATTCGATTATAAGAATAATACTTGTACATCTAAAGGAAACTTTATTCAATGGACAGAAACAACTGATTATATAAAAGCGTTTCAGTATTATCATTCTCGAATTGGTAAACCTAAGAAGATATTAATCGTAAAACTAAGTAAAGATGGCGCTAGACGGTCGTAATGCTTTCAGTTATAAATTAGATGCTAGCGATATTCGTATGATTGAATATAATGCTAATAGTAAAGGTAGAGTTAATTATATACGAGAACTTCTTGCTGAGATTGATCTACCTAATTATCGTTATCTTCAAACTATTCATTTTGGATATAAGTATGATATGGCTGCTCTTGTTTATCTTGGTTATGATAAGAAACTGCTTCAAAAAGTACATGAAGCTAATCTCGAATACGAAATAACTAATCCTCCTATTATATATGATAAAACTAAGCCAAAGCCAGTTAAACTTAAACGTACTAAGGGAGAAGGTAAGCGTGTTTGTGCCACCCCCGTAAGGAAAGGAGATAGTGATATTGTTCGTCTTATAAAGATAGAAGATAACACTGCTCTTAACGTTTCTCGTGAAACTGCTGTTGCTTTGTTTAATCAATTTAATGGTAAATATAGAATTGAAGAATTATGATTGATACTAAAGAAATTACTCTTTATAAGCGTAACGCCAAAGGACAACCAATCTTTTGGACTGCTAAAGTTATCGGAAATAAGATACAACTTAATTTCGGTATTGTTGGCAAACAAGGAACTACTTGTGATTATATTCCTCCTAGAGGTGTTGAGAAAGAATGGAAAACTATTGTTGCCGCTAAACGTAGAGAAGGTGGTATGGAATTATCAGAAGTTAGAGATGAAACTCCTAATATAATTAATGTTCAATTATATTCTTATCTTGATACTTATCTTCCTAAGTACAATACTACTAATGAAGGTTTTGTTCTTCCTCAACTTGCTAAAATCTATGAATTTGATCGTGAAGAAAGATTCTTTGGTCAGACTAAAATAGATGGTGTTCGTGCTAATGTTTCTGCTTATATGACAAAAGACGGAATGTTCTCTCAACCGAAGTTAAGATTTCGTAGTAGAAAAGGTCTTGAATATAAATGTCCTAACTTGGAGATTTACTTGTTGCAAATGTTGCCAAAAGCAGTATTGCAAAAAATGATAGATGAAGATTATGTTCTTGATGGAGAATTATATATTCCAAATCAAGGACTTAATAATGTTCTTAGTGCCGCTGAGAATCTTACTAATCCTCTTAATCAACTTCTTCAATTTTGGTGTTATGATCTAGCTATTGAAGATATGCCTCAACATGCTAGATTAGAATTTCTTAATAAACATTTTAGTCGTTATAAAGTTCCTAATTATACTCATCCTAAACTTCTTCGTAGTTATCATCTTAATAACAAGGTTCGTTTTGTTCTTTGTAATAACTACGAAACTAGTAATGATGAACAAATTATTCAATATCGTAATCTATTTGTTAAAGGAGGTTTTGAAGGAATTATTCTTCGTAATCCTAATTCTTTCTATCAATTTGGTAAGCGTAATACTGCAATGTTTAAGTGTAAACCAATTCTTGATGGAAAGTTTAGGATTATTGATATTGTTCCCGAAGGAGCTAAACGTCCAGAATTCTCTAAGTTTATTCTTCAAAATGATATTAACGAAGAGACATTTGAATGTATGCCGGTAGGTGTTTCCGACATTCGTAAAATGTATCTTAGTAATCGTGAGTCTTATATAGGTAAGATTGCTTTTGTTGAGTATCGTACTAGATCGGGAGTTAAACAAGTTCCTGCTCATGCTAATGTGATTAGAATTGAAATATAATAACTATTAATATGATATACAATTATGAAGTAATAAGTAGTTCTAAATTAGATCGTTCTAAATCTTATATTGATTTTAAGAAACGACAACTTTTTATTAAAGGTATTAGATTACCTACTCGAAAGTATTATATGTATCTTAGGAAACTAGACGTAATGTCTAATCTTAATATAGTTTATATTGCTTTCGTTAAAGACAAAGTAAATTCTGCTTGTAGACTAATTACTCGTTCTGATTTCGGTTATTATAAAGTTGACTTCTCAGAAGTATTTGATGAATTTAATATTAAAGCTGATGTTAATGTTAACTTTAAACTCGAAGAATCAGATGATATGATAGAAGTCTATGAAATTATTATTTAAGGGTTGATTTAATTAAAGTTTGCTGCTCGGTATTTGTTGTGAAACAAGTATCGAGCTTTTTCTTGATGTGTGCTTACCTCGTAAAGAGTAGGTATTGAATTAAGTGCTGTTATTAGTGGTAAAATAAATACTAACTCGAACGAAAATCTCACAGATAATAGTAACACGACTTTCCAGTATCTACATTCCTTTACGGGGGAAGTCTCACATAGACCCACTTTTCTTCGCCTCTGTACGATTTTATATAGCGAGATGAACAACTATATTATTTTCGCATTTCGTTCAACAGAGAGGCTAGAATTACGTCAATTCATAAATAAAATAATTAAGATTTTACTATGTGTTGAACTAATTATTAATTATATTAGTATAAACATTTATTAAGTTATGGAACAGAATAGAAAAGATTATATTGTAATTAGACGTCCTGCTAACAATCTTGGCAAACCTATTTGTCCTATTTATCTTGTTATTAGTAGAGAACATCTTAGTAAATACGTTGATAAATATCTTGATGGTAAAATAGAACGTAATCCTAATCTCAGTGCTTTCGAAGATTTATTTAATTATATTGCAAGTCGTAGACGTAAATACAATTTTGTATCTGCTGCTAGACGTGCTCGTTATCTTAATACTAAAACTAATTATTACTAATGTCGCAAGTACAAACTGTAAAAGTCTACGCTGAAATAAAAGGTTTTCCTAATTATAGCGTAGCTCCAGATGGAGAAGTGTTTTCTATTAATAGAGGAAAACCTCTTAAATGGTATCGTGGAAAAGGTTGTGAAAGACCTCATGTTACACTGTTTAATAATGGTGTAAGTTCTAAGCTATTCGTAGCTACTCTCGTTGCTAAAGCATTTGTTCCTAATCCTAAACCTAATGTATATAAGTACGTTAGATATAAAGATGGTAATAGTGCTAATAATCATTATACTAATCTTGAATGGTGTCGTAATCAAACAGGAAGTAAATATTATGTCAATGTTAATGCTATAAATAAAAAATAGATATGATTGAAGAAGCTAATTATTCTCTCGAAGCTGTTATTGATAAACTAAAAGAAAAAGATGTTAAGACACAACTTCATATTCTATTTGGTATTATTGATTATCTTAAGGATACTAGAGTAACTGTTGAAGATCAATATAATAATGCTAGAACTAGTTATTTAAGATGTCCTAGTATTATTAATAATTATATTAAGGCTATGTTCTTATATAATAATCTTCATACGTTATCTATGTATATTGAATATCTAGATTCTTATCTTGAAGAACTAATATGTAAAGAGAAATGATACTTGCTACTAAAAGTGAAGAAATAATCTTTCAGAGAACTGTAAAAGGTAGTAATATATTTACTCCTATTGTTGTTGCTTATTTTTCTGTTAGTGATCATATTATAGAGCTTAGTTGTTCTGAAAAAGGCAATTGGCGAGGACGTTATGATAAAATAGTTAATGGTATAACCTTTAAAGGTAAATATGGTGTTACCGTTATTACTAATGAAGGAGATGGTTGGAAACGCAGTATTGAATTAGATAAACTGTGTGATTCTCATGATGAAGCTATTAAATATATTAAATCATTAAAAAAATAAATAATTAATATGAATAATAATTTACGCGAAGATTATCTTTATGCCGATGCATTTAATGATAATCCTCTTGAATTAGTTCTTCCTCCTACTAAATATAAAGGAAGTTCTACTAAATCCGGTGGTAATTTTAAAGAAATTGCTAAGAGACATAAACGTAATAAGAATAAGAAAACTCATAGGAATGCAAAACGGTGAAATAATTCCTGCTCTTATTGCTAGAATAAGACAGAATAATACAGATAATGTAGTTATTCGTAGTAAACTATATAATCTTTTGAATGATGTTACTAAAAAGTTTGACGATGTTATGATAGCTTGTCCTTATATCGAAGACTTTCAAAATATGTCTAATGAACAAGTACTTGAACATTACTATTTAAGTATCGGTGCTGATAGTCTTTGGAATGCTCGTGAACTTATTATGAAAGCTATTAATGAACATAATAAATTAGTTAGAGAAGAATATGAGAACAGTAATAAAGAATAAAGAACTTGGTAATATAGAAATAATTACTCAACAATATCAAGTAGGTCTCTATGTAGCTATTTATAAAAACAAAAGATTAATTAATCAATATGGAAGTAATCTTAAAGAAGCTGAATATCATAGGAAAGTTCGTATTAGAGCTATTAAAATAGGAGATATTATCGTTGAAGGAACTGTTCTTGAAATTAAAAGTAAATATCCGATAAACGTATTTGAAAATGAAAGTTCTAAAGAAGTTAGTAAATAGACTATTAAAACTAATTAAAAAGGATAGCCCTCCTAAATGTTCTGATTGTGAAAGGTGGGGAACTATGAAATGTCCTAATAGTCTTTATTGTTATTCTACTGAAACAAAACCATTTTTTAAACTAAAACAACATGAGTAATAATCTATTTGAAATTAGTTCTGAATTGCAGGATATTATTTTGCAACTCGAAGAAGGTGAAGCAACTGATGAACTTATTGAAAAACTAAGAATTTCAGAAGATCATCTTAAAGAGAAGTTAGACAGTTACGTAAAAATTATTAGACGTTACAGTAATGATGTTAATGAATGTAAGGCTGAGAAAGATCGAGTTAATCAGATTCAAAAGACTCGTAGCAATACTGTTGAAAGACTTAAGAATCTAGTTCTTGATGCAGTTCTTATGTTTGGTACTACTAGTAAGTCTGGAAACAAAGTAATTGAAGCTCCTACTTATAAACTATTTAGCCGTAATACTAATAGTTATAGTCCTAAAGATTTTCTTATTGCTGATATAATTAAAGAATTTTATTATTGTATTGGTGAATATCTAGACGAAGTTTCTACTCTTGATAGTCTTGATTTAGAATTCTTAGCTCAAGTAATTTCCGCTCAATTAACTGCATATAAGATTGCTGATTTAGAAGCTGCTAATCAAAGTTTTGATAGAGACGAAATAGGTGTTAGCGTATCTAAAGACGATCTTCTTGCTATTCCTACAGAAATTACTATTAGTATTTCTTTAAGTGATCTTGCTAAAGAAGAAAATCTTCCTCTCGTTAAATGGATTAATGAACATCAACATAAAGTAGATACTGTTCATAAAGTTACTTCATCTCTAATTAAATCTCATCTTGATATGAATGCTAACTTACATATTTATAGTGTTGAAACAAAAACAAGTTTAACTATTAAATAAAGTACTATGCTAGAAGTAGAAGGTTGGGTTGAAGAACTTATTAAAAAGATTATGGATACTTATGGCTGTAACCGTTGTGAAGCAATGGAAGCGATAAAAGAATACATATATTAAACAACTTATTAAATAACTTATTATGAACTTTGATTATAGAAACACTGCTTATAAATATAAGACTGGTGGTATTCCATGGAGAGGAAAGATTGGAATAGATATTTCCGATTGTACTACAATGAGTGAAGCTATTCAGAAAGCTAAACTTAATTACACAGTTGCTAAATGTCCTATTGCTGCGCAGATGGAAGCTCTTCCTAATGGAGTTAATCGTGACGGTTCTCTTATTCCTAATATCGTTAATGGATATGAATTCGTTACTATTCCTACTGAGTTTGCTACTTATCGTACCGATGCTAACATTCCTCTTGGGAAAGTTAAAAGTCGCTACGAAGTAGTTCAAAACGAAGTAGCTTTTAACTTCTTCAATGATGCTATTGGAAAAGATGTTCAACTAGATAGAGCTGGATACTTTGGATATGGTCAGAAGATATTCTTATCAGCTAAGATAAATCAAGAAATGCAAATCGGTAATATCAAAGATAGTATTGATCATTACTTTGTATTTACTAACAGTCATGATGGAGGTTCTGCTGTCCAAATGATGATAACTCCTATTCGAGTTGCTTGTATGAATGCTCTACATTCTGCTCGATTAAGTGCTAATATATATCTATCATTTAGACATAATCAAGGCGTTAATGCTAAAATACTAACTGTTCCCGAAATACTTGGTATTGCAGATAAGCGCGTTGAAGAAGAAAAAGAAATGTATGCTGTTATGTTTAATACTAAAGTATCAGACACAGATGTTAAGAAATATCTATCAATGACTTTCCTTACGGGGGAGGAATTTGAAATTGTAGACGAGAACAACTTGTACGAACCATTATTCAAGAAAGACTTCGTAACGTTTGAACAAGTTGGTCTTAGTAAACAAAAACTTGGTATTCTTTGTGACATTAATGAATATTATCATTCGGGTATTGCTCAAAGTCAAATTGCCGGAACTGCTTACGGTGCTTACAATGCTGTTACTGGATATTTCAGTAATGTTAAGCAATACAAGAATGAAGAGATTCGTCTGAAGAATACTGTATTTGAAGGTGATTTCAATATTGGTGTTAAAGCTCTTAATTATGCGCTTGATGCTGTTTGGGATTACTAGCCAAATGTTCTTTATACAGCTTCCAATGTTATTCATAGCATTGGAAGCTATTATGCAATTTATTATATTTAATAACAGAAGAACAGTTCCTAGTGAAACAACATTATTAATGTTACTAACTATATTCTTGCTATATTATGTTCCAGTTATTAATATAATAATGTTTGTATGTAGCGTTATTATGTTTATTAAATATATAAATGGCGAGATATGAAGAATAAAAAGAAAATAAGAACTTGTGGTAATTGTATTAATTGTGTGAAAGTAAATCCTACTTGTATATGTTATTCTACTTATAAATGTAATTGTCCATTTAATGATACATATTTCTTAGGTAGAACTAAACCATCTTATATGGTTGAATGTAAATATCATGAATTTAAAAATGATAATTATGAAAATAAACCTATATAAGTAAATCTACTAAAAATATAATAGATGCACTTTATGGCACAGAAGTAGATAATAAATTATTAACTTTTTTAAAAGACAATGAGTAAATTAAGTAAAGCAATAGCTAATGCTATTATTGAATTTAACGGTGGTTTATTAACTCAAGATGAACTTTATCAAAAACTAGAACAAGACATTGATAATGTTAATGTTAAAGTTTGGCGTGAAGATAAATCTGTTCCATTACCTACTTATGGTAAAGAAGGCGATGCCTGTTGTGATGTCTATGCTAAGAGTATAGAATATGATGCAGACAAAGATAGATTCATTATTCATACAGGATTACATTTTGCTCTTCCTGATGAATATGAAATGGAACTTCGTCCTCGTAGTAGTAATACTAAAACAGAATCTTATATGCCTAATAGTCCTGGTACTCTTGATTGGGGTTATAGAGGAGAACTTCTTGTAATCTTTAAGAATCGTACTTCTCGCCAATTAATAAGAATTATCAATAATTTTGGTAATGCTTTTAACGATATTATTAAGCATAGTGAACATGAAAATGCTTATAATTTTATTACGTATGCTAGGCAAGAATTTAATAAGATAAGTGAAAAAGGAAGTTGTCCTTATGTAGAAGGCGACCGTATTTGTCAACTTCTTGTTCGTCGTCGTGAGAAGATTACTTGGGATGAAGTTGAAACTCTCGAAGAGTTAGGAACTACCGAACGTGGTGCAGGTGGATTTGGACATACTGGTAAATAATATATTAACTTAATTATCGTAATTAAATGAAAGCAATTGGAATTAAAATGGTTGAACTTCAACCAATGAGAGCTAGTATGGCTCTATCAACTGGTTATAAAATAGGTAATACTCATCCTGATGATATGGGTTATGAAGTTACTTATCCAGATGGATATAAAAGTTGGACACCTAAAGATGTAGCTGACAATGCTTATTTTCCTCTTTCAGAGAATAACAATGGTACTAAGATTCTTAAAGAAGATGTTGAGAAGTTTATTACTGATGTAGAAGTAATGACAGTTGGTGAAAAGACTACTGTTGTTAATGCTCATACTCTTACTGGCTTTGATACAGTTCGTCATTCTTCTTGTGTTGACCCAAAGAATTACAGCGAAGAACTTGGAAAACAATACGCTATGGAAGAAGTTGTTAATAGTCTTTGGAGTCATCTTGGATTTGTTCTTCAATGGGCTAAGTATGGTCTTAATGCCGAATCTAAAAAAGATAAATATCCTTCTCATGTTCAACGTATGATTGATGAGTATAAAGAACTTGATGATCGTATTAATAAACTTGCAAGTTTCATTAATACTAATCCTATTTTTGAAACTCTTCAAGATGAAGAACGAGAAGATATGAAAGCACAATTAATATGGATGCATAAATATATTAGCGTTCTTGCTAATAGACTTATTAGACAAAATGTTGAACCGAGTAAATTATTAGATAAATGAAAAAGAACGAAAAGAAATTCATGAGAGACAGTATTCGTAAAGCTATTCGATTAGTTGCTAATCTTCCTATTGCTAAAGCTTATAATAAGCCTTATAAGAAATTGGTCGAATTAAGTTTGCAATACAGTAGTAAATAAGTAATAAACAATTTGTTATACATTATATGTAAGGAGTGCTAGAGATAGTACTCCTTATTTTTTTAAACTATACTTGGATCAATTATTTATACTAGTGTTAAAGTAGTAGTTACTGATAAGATGGAAATATGTTATGACCACCCCCGTAAAGGAATGGAATTAGTTATTAACTACTTCTCTTACGGGGGTGGATTTAAAGTGTTATTCAAACAACTAAACGACGGCATTGGGGACGGTGTTCGGATACTATTATTACTAGTTTACTAGTAGAGAATAATAGGATGGGAACTTTTTGGATATAGTAAGGTCTTTGATGGAGTAAGTAGTCTTCCGGTCTTTCTTAGGTAATGCGTCTTATTTTCGATTCTCTAATCATTAACGCTATTACTCTTCGTACCTTTGTTTCTACTTATCATCCGAGGTTTTGCACTAGGACGGAGTTACTGCCTAGATGACTATTACAACTTGTGGTATAAATAGTCTTACTGAGTTTCCTAGCTCTCCACACTACACGCAACTAATCGAGTTAGTCAAACAGCTATTGCTGAGTCCTGTACAACAGTCCAAGACGGTAGGTACTCTGTCAATGCAAAGATACGATTAGTTTCGGATATAACAAAACCTGTACTACTCTCACGAGCAATACAGGTTTAAACATGAGTTGTATTGTTATATTAATCTTCTTCGCCAGTAATCTTATTAGCAATGAATTGACCAAGACCACTAAACGGAGATTGACGTACTTTATAATAACTATTATTAGCACCTAGACGTTCATGTTTTCTAATCTGATTAACAACAGGAACTTGTTTAAGAAGATTAACTTTAAGTTTATTCTCTCCCGAATAAGTTCCAGATTGATATAGAAGATCATCAGCATCACCAGTGAATATATAAGAACAACAAGCACCTAGAAGTTTAAGATTGTCATTAGCAATACTAAATGCTGCAACAGGTTGACTATATAGTTTCTGTCCTTCATTCATCATACCCCACGGATTATATTGAATAGTTTCAGACATAAGTCTATCTGCACTATAAAGAACATAATCTGCAATTTGAGTAGATTCATCATCATCGTCTAGCATTAGTTTACCAACTACAAATAAAGCAACTGCTTTAGTAATAGCAATCCATTCTCCTAAACATCTACGAAGATTAGCTTTATCATATTCGGGAAGAACATTGTAATAAGTTACAAAGTTTCCGAAAAAGTCAACGTAGCCTTTAGCAATACCTTGAAGAGTACGAACGGCTTCTAGTTCATTGGAGTTATTTAATTCGTAGTACTTCCTTACGGGGAAAGTTATAAACTCTGCTAATGATACATAACTACCTTTATTAATAGTTTCACGAGTTTCATTATAAATTCCATCAAAATGTCCAAGACGATAACCAAAACGTTTTTGGAATCCCGGAACAAGATGTTTATGGAATTGCATTAATAAAGCTCCCCACCAAGATTGTTGAAGAGTGTTAGCACCGATCTTATCATAGATACCATGAATATGATGATTAACAGTTAGAACTTTGTTACGGAAGTCAGCAATATCTGCATTAGTAAGAGGACTATCTTCTTTAAGTATTGCAACTCCATTACTTAATGTAAGTTGACTACGGAAAGTAGGAAGTTTGTCAAACTTAGAACGTTGTTCTTTACTATCTTCTTTATATTGTGCTACAAACTTATCTCGAACTTCTTTAGATTGAGTACGTAAGAAGTTAGTTACCATATCTTGTTTGAATCTATTAAACTGTTCTTTAACAGCAAATGATTCTTTAATCTTATTACGATATTCATTATAAGTATTAACAAGATCGGGATTAACTTCATTAAGAACTTTGATCAAAGAGTTCTCACGAAGATTCTGAGTAAATGTTTCATATGATATAACAGCGGCTTTACCATTTTCATCAACAGAAACTCTATGAGAGTTTAACATTGCTAACAAAGTAGTATTCTGCATATAATGTTCACCAGCACTTTGTTGAATAAACAATAAATCTTCTAGTTTACCAAGAGGATTACTACCTTTACCATAAGTTTCAGTAGCCATATCAGATTCTAGAATATTGAACAATCTAATAATAGCATTAGTTTCGCTATTAGTAGTTTCGCTATAAGCATCTGCAAAATAACTACCAATAGATAAAGCATATTCGTTTTCAGCTTTACGGAAATCACTATATTTAAAGTATTGTCCGGCTGCCATCTCCATCTGAATCTGAGTCTTACCATAAAGAACATTAGCAATACCACCGGTAAGATTTAACATCATAAATTTACTAGATACCATATTACGAAGAACACGAGATACTTTAGAACGAGTACCTTCATCTAGTTCAAACTCATTGAATATAAGTTTGCGAACTTGACTTTCAAAGTGTTTAGTAATATTAGCATTCTCATTCTTAAAAGTACGAAGTTCTTCTTTACCTGTAATACGACTAAGAAGTCTATTACTAGATACTTCGTTATTAGGAGCACGTTTGATGAAATCCATATTACGAAGTTGATTAATAGTAATCTTAGCTAGACGAGAAGCATCATTACGAGAATTAAATAGATACATTTGATCTATAAAACTATTAAGTCTTTCGAGAACATTAGGATTATTTCTTTCCTTAGTCTCTTCCATTCTTTGTCTATGAAGTTCTCTATTAGTAGCTAATGTTTCTTCTACATACTTAATGTATTCTTCTTTAGTTTCACCTTCTTGTTTATCACGAATAGGTAAAGGTTTAACTTGTGAAAGACTATGTAACATAGGAGCATTACTAAATCTCTTATATAGATTAAATTCTATATCAGATTTATTAGGAGCATCATACCAACCATGACTACGTTTAAAATCTTGCCAGTAATCTTTAAAACCTTTATCTTCTTTCTCGATTGCTTGATTAGGAAGATAGCCTTTATTGATATAAGCACGACTACGTTTATCTTTAACTAAACCATCAAGTAAGTTACTTACAGAAGAATATAATTGTTGCTGATAAGTATTCATTGCATAATACTTATCATTAGTATAACGATCAGTACTAGGTTGAAGTTTATTATCAACAAACTTAGGATTATAATATTGCTCTTTTACTTTAGTTTCTAACCATTTAGATTTAGGACTATATTCCATATAACGAGCTTCATCTTTAACAACTCGTTGTCTCCATATCATTAATGGTTCATATTCATTAGTAAGAGGATTGAATATATGATTTTCATTATACCATTTCTCAAAACCTTCTTTACCTAATTGATTAGCTTTAACATACTCGTTTTCATAATAAGGAGTATTACGCCATTCAATACGTTCATTTATCCAAGCTTGTGATTCACGATCTTTTTCAACTAAACGATTTTTAGCAGCAAGAAGCATTTGCTCTTCGTGCTTTTTAATATTCTCAATTTGAGTAGGATTAAAACGAGTACCATCTATAATACCGTTCTTATCGTACTTACCTCTAGACATAGTTAAGATATATCCAGTAATAGGATTACCACGTTTAGTTTGCTTATATATACTATTAAGTTCTTGAATAAATTCGGGACTAAGACGATAGTTAGTATTAGCATCTAACCAAGCAACTGCTTCACGATAAGTCTCAGAATCACTAGGATATTGTAGATTAGCAATGGCTTGCTTATATCGTTCTTCAAATGCTTGTTTTGGTTTAGTCTCTTTATATTTAGTATTAAGCTGCTTCCTACGAGTAAAATAGTTATTAACTGCATTAGCTTCATGATAGTTTTCACGATAATTACCAAGTTCATCAATAGTAGATCTCATATCTTGTATTTCAGAAAGAATCTCTTCAAGACGTGCAGCATTCTGAGGAGTAAGAGTACTATAATCATTATCAGTCATAGTACTAAGTATTTCTCCTTCTTCTTGCATTAACTTCTTTAATTTAATATAAGTCTTAGGATATTTATCTAATATCTTATTTAAATCAAAGTAATCTTGATACATGTCTTTAACATATTGACGTTCTACATTATCAATTAAGAACTTCTCTAAAGCATCGGCAGCCTTCTTATATTCGATCCCATTACGACCGTTTTCATCTTTAATTTGAGCAAGTTTAAGATTATCTTTTAGAGTTTGCAAAGTATCTAAGAATGTCTGATTATAAGGAAGCAATAAGTTTCCGTTTTCATCTAATATATCATTAAGAGATACATTAACACCATTCTTATTTGCTTCTTCAATAATCTTAGATACTTCAGCAGTAAATGCAATCTTCTTATCACGAGCATCTATCTCAGCTTTACGAAGTTCTTGCATCATCTTCTTCAATACTATTTGTACAATAGGAATATGAGTTTCTTGGCTATCAGCTAAATAATATTGGAAGAAATTTTCGTCTTCAATAGCAGCAGTAATTTCTAACATTCCTGATTTAATACGAGGATCGTTAGTAAGACTACTAATATAAGTATCGAAGTACATTTTAGTACTACGTTTAAGAGTATTATCTAAAGCACTAATACGAGTAAACTTGTCTTTAAGTTGCTTCAATACTTCATTAGTTCTACGCATTCCATCTATCTCTTCTTGTGATTCAGCAACAGCCATTGCTTCATCTATATTATAAGGTTGAAGAGATTCAATTATAGAGTAGTCACTAATGAAACGATTAATATCATCGAGAAACATTTCATAACGAGTACGAAGTGATTCATCTTTCAACATCATATCGAACAACTTCTTATTAGTAATACTAATGTTCTCAAGAATCTTTCCATCTTTATTTTCAATACGAACAAAGTTATGAACATCAAACAAGAAATCATCAATACGACGATTAGTATAACCATTGATAATTTTAAGAGCTTGCTCTCTCATATTATCGTTAAGTTTACTAGCATTATTAGCTCGAAGATCAAGAGTATTGAAAGAACGAAAAGCATCAGTAAGAGCATCTTCTTGAATATTAGCATTATTACGTTCAATAGATTCAATTACTTTAGCTATATAATCATTAATCTCTTTATCGTTATCAATAAGAGCAGATTCGAGGACATCTTCATTTTGGAATGCTTCTTCTGTTTGAACACGAAGTATATTATTGTTAGAGAACTTATCTAATAACTGATTTTGCTTAACAACTTGTTCAAGTACAGATCGTCTAGGATAAACAAGTTTAAGCATTCCATTCTCATTGATTTCTTTATTAACAAGATAATCATGAGTCGTTCTAATACTTTTAGAAGTTACTCTTCCTAAATTAGTTACTACATAATTAGTTCCTTCTTTATTATAACGAAACATTCCTCCCGAACGTAAACCAGTATTATCTATCACAGATTGAAGAACAGGAACAAATGCAATACCATTAGTCTTAACATCTGATAGAGTTTGATTAATACTAGTTTTAAGTTGAGTGTAATAAGGCGATTCAGAATTATCACTACGTTTAGTTCTAAGTTGAACTTCATTAGCTTCTATCTTAGCATTAGCAATACGTTCACGTTCAGCAACTAAATCTGCATTATTACGGTTAGAAATAGCAACGCGAATATTCTCGAAGTTGGTATTAGGAACAACAACAGTATAATCTTTTATTCCTGCCTCTTCTAGTTGATTCATAGTATCTATAATAGTTTTATTATCAGAACTAGAGATAACATATTTATTAGCAGGAGACAAGTAAGAAGATTCCTTTACGGGGGTAGTTAAAACTATCGCATTAAGAACATCTGCTATTCCTAAACTAGAACCTTCATTAGTTATACTAGGAATAATTAAGAACTTACGAGATTTACTATTAATATCTTTACTTACTTGTGTAATAACAGGAATAGAATTATAATAAAAATCTAATGACTTATTAATAGCATCAACAGGAAGAAAACGATTATTTTCTAGATTAATACTAACATCAGCAATCTCATTATCTTCTAGCTTATTAAGAGGAATAAGATCAACAGTCGAACCATGATTAATAACTTTAAACAAAGTAGATTCATTACTATTTTGATACATATTAGTTTTAATATAGCTTTTAGTAACTGGGTCTTTTTCACTACCAGTAACTATTCTTCTAAGTCTAGCTTCTTTAATACTAATAGTTGCTGCGCCTAATTGATTAAAAGTAATTCTAGGAGAATTCTTATACTTCTTGTTTTCAAACGAATAAACATCAGGAAGATTAGGATTACTTCTAAAGAATATATCTTTTAATTCATCTATTGCTTGTCCTCTATCTAATGTATCATAAGAACTAGTTTCTTCAATTGTATTCTTTATAAGGTTATCAATAGCTTTCTCAGAATCTAATATAATTCCAGTTCCAGTAGACAATCCATTATTAGAATCAATACCGTTATCTTCTGTATAAAGAAGTTCAGCAGGAATAATTTTACTAACGCTACCTCCTTTAAAAGAATAACCTTCTACTACAATACCATAACGAACTAAATCCATAGCTGTTAATTTAACAAATGGATTATCACTATTCCAAGCATTACGAAACATTTGATATTGAGCTTCGGTAGATATAGTACTATCAATAATAGTTATTTGATCTTTACTATTACGACGACCACGATATTCAACATTAAGATTCTTAAATAGATTATTATCAGAAGTAACATTTTGCATAATAGCAACTTTATTAGCAGGAGATAACTTCATGAACTTTTCTACATTAGCTTCGGATAAATCAGAAACATCAAACTTACCTACAATATCTACATAACCGTATAGTCTTGCACGAATATCTTCTTGACTAGAAAGAAGATTAAGATTATAACTAGGAATAAACTCATTAGTGCTTTTAGTCATAAAACGGTTAGTGTTGACAAAAGTAGACTGAGCTTGTCCTAAGTTGATAATGAAGCTTTCTAGTTTTTGAATAGTCTTTAATGAGTTAACATCAAACGCATTAACAAGAGATTTAAAAGCAGGCGTTTGAGTTTTAAATATACCGCTATCTTGAATAATCATTTTAGTTGCTATACAACTATATTTTAGTTGATAGTATAAAGAAGGATATGCAGATTCTGATTTATCGCTATTTACTTCATTGATATTTCTAAATGAAGTTTTAGGATAAATAGCATCTATTAGATAACTTCCATAATCAGAAGTAAGAACAGGATTAGTAGATGTTTTACCAGAATTAAAATTCTTATCTTTTAGTTCTCGAATTCTTTTAAGAACTTGATCGATTTCATTAACTGATTTTCCAGCACCAAACTTATCACTAGTAATAACTCTCATGTTACTATTAACTTGATCAGCTATATTCTTATAATGTTCAAATACATTAAGAACTTTAAGTTGAGCGATTAAATCTTCAACGTTTTCAACTTTATCTATTCCATTTTTAAATGAATCATTAGAGTATTTCTTTAATACTTCAACTGGCATTCCTTTATCAAGAAACTCATTCTCATTTATTCCAATTGATTCAATATATTTTTTTAAACTATCTAGAGTATCTGTCTTCTTAGCAGTTCGTCCATTTGCTTTAGCAATCGCCATATATAAATCTCGACGAACAGTAGTAATAGGACTAAAACCTTGTTCGCCGAATACATTATCATTGGCATTTTGTCTATTTATTAATTCAGTAACAATAGGCTGATTAACAAATCGAATAGAAGTTTCATAATTAGCACCACAGTTAACGATAGACTTATAGACATCAAATGTATATAAATCTACATTAGGAACACCACCTTCTTTAACACCGTCAAGAATCAAAGCAGTAGTTTCAGAAGAATAAGGAGTAAGTAAACGATCATCTATATTAAGATTGTCATAACTCCATCCTAACATATTATGATTAATAGTAATAGTATTACCTTCTCGTTTAACATTCTTCTTACCAAATCGTTTATTTAATACAGTAAGTTTCTTCTTAGCTTCTGCTTCATTAGCATAACTATAAGTAAATTTAAAACCACCATATAAACCTTCAATAGTAGTCTTAGCTTTATTACTAATAGAAACAAAATTATCGTGATTAACTGAAATAGCTTTAAGACGAGCACCGGACATATTGGCATCACGATACCAATTCTGAGCAATAACAGAATTGATGTTACGATAGACTTCACTAAGATTGCCGAATACAATAGTCTTAGCATTCTTAATATCTTCAAAGTTACTAGAAGATAAATTCTCACCAATAGATACTGGTAAATTCATTATATTAATAAATGTATCTACTATTTTATTGTTACGAGCATCACGAGTATTTTGTTGAGCTACTGTTAATTGACTAAATTCTTCAAGAGACATAGCTCCTACTATTTCAGCTCTTGCTTGAATAGTTTGTTCTAATCTAGCTCTACGAGTTTCATCAGCATAATCAATAGCTAGTTGTTCAGCGTTATCTTTTACATTTTGATAAAATTCTCTTTGTTCATTAATAACGGATTGAATATTACGATACTGTTGTGCAAACTTAGCAACATATTCATCATTAGCATATTCACTTTCATAAAAGTCCATCTTACTTACAATAGCATCTACTCTTTCACCAAACTTTAATTCTTTTGATTTAAAAGTAATAGTAAGATTATCTTTTACTTCTCTTGGAAGTACCGCCCATGTTTCGTCTGTTTCAGCTATTAAATCTCTAACTTGGTCAGTTAAGAATTTATCATATTCTTCATTAGCTTTACGAACAGTTTCTCTCGCAGCTTTACGAGCTTCTTTAAATTCTTCTTTAGTAAATTCAGAACTAGTAGCTTTACGAGTTTCTTTATCTATTAAAGAATTTATATAACCAATATATCTGCGATAAGTACTTAGTTCATCTTCTCCATCTATATATTCGACTTTATTAGGTTTACCATTTCTATCGAAATAAGCAGCATGATAAATACCATAAATACTATCAATATCAAAGTCAGCACCAGTTTGCAATACCCAATCATCTGGAACAACAATAGTAGAACCTTGAGTTTCATCAAGAAGTCCTACTACTTTCATTATACCAATAGATTGTTTACCTTCTGTTGGAATACGATAACCAATCATAGTATCGAGTCCAGCTTTCTGTAAATCTTCAAGTGTTACTTCTTTAATAAGATTACCTTCTGCATCATAAGTATTATATGCTTTTACTTGCCATTTAGGAAGAAGTATTTCTATTATCTGAGAACCGTCTTTATGGAAATTAAGTTTACGACCTAACTTATAACCATGCTTATCTTCAAATTTAGATTGAGTAAAGTCTCCTATCTTACCTTTAAGAGATTCTCCTAATTCAGTCATACCAATATTAGCAACTTGACTAGCGTGGAATCCTTTAAGAGTTTGACGAGTAATATTATTAGTAAATATACTATTAACAATACTTTCTAATTTAGAACGAACTAGATTACTCCAAGCAGGCATATAAGGAAGCCCTGTCTCTGGATTAATCTCAGCATACTTACGATAATTACTATCAAGTCCTCTACGAGTAAGTTCGTCTTTAATAAGTGCAATGAATTTATTATTATCGATAGCTACTGTTTCACCATTATAAACTATTTCGCCTTTATTATTTATTTCAACTCCAATACGAGAAGCAGCATCGTTAAAACTATCTTGAATATTAGCAGTAAAACAATCAAAGAAATCTTTAATAAGTTTCTGACCTTCCGAAGTATTGCTAATATTATCAATTAGTTTCTTAACGATTTGAAGACCTGCTTTATTCTCACCGTCCATATGTTGAGGAACATCTTGTTGAGTATAAAGATTAGAATAATAACCAGTCTTATAATGAGTTTGAAGAGATGAGCTAAAGTTAGATAACTCTTCTTCCTTACGGGGGAAGTTACCTTCTGAATCCCATAACTTTAATACCTTACTAGTAGTAGCTTTTTCGGTAGTAGTAAAATTAGCTTGAGAAATACCATTATCATTCATCATCTTAGCAAGAGCGCCAAGTTCAGTATTACCTAAGAATCTAGGAATAAGAACAAATTCTGCATTCTTAATTTGAATAGGATTAACTAATCCATCTTCTATTTCTAGATCATAATAGAAGTTCTTTTGAACTTGAATAAACTTACTAATACCTTCTAAAGCAGCACCATCAATAGGTTTAGATTCATCATAAAGAGCTTCAATAACATCTTTATAATTATCATATTCACCACGAAGATATATACGACGAACAAATTCATCTAGAGTAATAAATGATTGAGCATCGGTAACTTCACTACGATCTTTAGAGAATTGCTTAAGAATAAACTCAGCACTTTCTTTAGAAACACCTGCTTCTTTAAGTTGTTTCTTAATATCAGATAAAGTAGAACCGCTACTCTGAACATCTTCAAGAGTAATATATTTAAATGTACTAGTAATAGGAATAGTTTTGTTACCTACTTTAATTCCATCGTTAAGAACGAAATCTTTATTATAAAGATTATAAGCAGCATAACTAAGACCGCCTGCTTGATATTCTTTATTACGTTTAATAGTATCACGAGAATCTTTATAGAATGCTTCGTCACCAAAGAACATATCGTTAAGATTACCATATTGAATTTCATAATTGAGAACCATTTCAGATATGAATTTATTAAACTCTTGTTCACTAGCGTTCTTATATTTATCTACATATTGTTTCTTATCTCCGTATTTAGCAATACCTTCACGAACTCTATACTTAATATAACTATCTATATAATTATAGACTTTAGCAAGAGTATCATTATCAAGAACTATTTCTAGTTCATTATTTTCATTACGTCTCATGAAAGTCTTACTTTCACTTCCCCCGTAAAGGAGCGATATTAAGCCGTCTTCTCCGAATACACTATTTAGATTACGAGATTCAGAACTATCATTCTTATCAATAAGAAGACTTCTAAATTGAAAGACATTACCAGTAGGTTTACCGTTCTTAAGAATAGTACCTTTCTTATAATGATAATTCAACTTAGCATTACTAGAACGAAGATCTTTAAACTCATCTTTAACTACTAATTTATCTCCAAGAGTAACAATACCATCAACATCATTTGTAACAAACAAATAGTCAATAGCTTGTGCCATAGCATTAAGTTCTTTCTGAAACGAGTTTAAGAAAGACTTATAAATAGCATGATTACGATTTACATTACCATTAAGAGAAAGACCTTCGATACTAAGTTTATAACTATTAAATACAAAAGTCTTAGGAGCATCAGAAGGAGTTTGAGTAAAATACTTAGCACGACGAACTCCTTTAGTTATTTCAAATGAATCTCCTGTATTTGCGAATTCATTAAGAGTAACAATATCCCATTCAAGAGCATTAATGTCTTTATAGGACTTAGATTTATTAGTTATTTCATTACGAATACCATTGAATAATTCAGAACCGAATTCTCTATAATAAGGAGTAAGTTCGTAACCAGTTTCAGTAATACGAAGAAAACCGGGAATTATTTGACCATTACTAAGTTTTTGTTCGATAAGAATATTAGTATTACGATAAGCAGGAACATCTAGAAACTTAAGTAGATATTCTTTAAACTCTTCGTTAGCCATAGGATTATCATTATAATCTTTATTGTTAACACGTTCAAAGAATCTACCAATATAATTGTTCTTTAGTATATCACTAACAAGATTATTCTCAGCATTAATACTATTGAATTCATTTTCTACAATTTGATAATCTTTAAAACGATTAGCAATTCTATCTGCAATCTTATTAGCAGAACCATCAATAGAAGTAAGAGAAGATCTATCAAAATTAACTATCTTATAGTCGGGATTAACGCTTTGTTTCTTATATTCTTCTTTATACCAAGCACGTTCAATTGCATTATTACGAGTAATAGTTTCACTAGCATTACTTACAACTTTAATAAATTCTTCTAAGTCAGAAATAATACTATTGATATTACTAACAGTATCAGCGCTATCCCTAGAGATATAATTAAGAACGCCTTCGCGAGTGATACCAAAATTGTATCTATTAATAATGGCAGACAACTCCTCAGATATCTGTTGTATCTCAGAGTTTTTAATAGATTCATCAGAAACATTTTTAATTGAATTAATTCGATTAGAAATATTAGAAAGAGTAATAGAATCTTCAGTTACTACATTAGGAGTATAAACAAATTTATCAAAACTATTAAGAACCTTATTAAGAAGGTTTAGTTTAGGAAACGTATTACGATTCTTAACATTAACAGTTATCTTACCGTCACGTTCGCTCATTTCATTACGTTGCCAAATAGTTTGTTTAAGTTGAACAAATATCTTATTACGCATAGATTCATTAGATTCATCTTCAAGAAGTTTAGCAGCATTCTCAAGATGAGATGCGTCTTTAAATCTAGCAGCAATTGTGTGCAGACTATTAACAAAAGATTCAACATTAGAGAAGTTAGCATAGTTATTAATAACTTTAAAACTCTTTGCAAAAGGAACTGATTCGGGAATACCGGAATAAGTATCAGTATCTACATCCGGTTTACCATTAATAAAGGAATTACTCTTAGTTTTACTAAGTTTACCAAACCATTCTTTAACATCTTTGCTAACATTTTTATCAACATTCTTACGTTGATCAGATAGTTCGCTCCAATCAGCTTTAGTTAATTCAGGAGTTTCAATATCAGTTCTAGAATCTTGTTCAGTGTTCTCATTAGAATCAGCTTCAACATCAATATCTTCATTTTCATCAACACCAAATTGTTTACTAAGAGATATAACTTCGGGAGAATTAGTAACTAAATCAAATAAAATGTTATTATTAAAGTTACCACCATCATAAAGATTAACGATAATAGTATCAATGAAAGATATTTGATCAGCAGTAAGATTAGCACCATTAGCTTTCTTATGTCTTTGCAGCTGACCAATAAGTAACTTCTTTACCCATTCAATGGTTCGTTCTTTCTTTTCTTCATCTTTATTCTTTTTAGATTCTGCTACTTTTTTATTAATAGCTCCTTCTGCTTTAATAAGCATAGTACTAAGAATATTAATAGCATGATCTTCTTTAGCAACATCATCTCCGAATAGTCCAGTACGACTAGTACGAATTTTCTGAATGTAATCTTGAGTGTTAATGACATTTCTATTATTAAAAGCAATAACTGCATTGACATTAGAAGTAGTCATTTCAGTAGCATCAAATTCTTTACCAGTAATATTCTTATACCACTTTGAAAACTCTGTATCTTCAATAGTAGCAAGATATTCGGTAGCACGTCTTACATCATTATTAGTAAGAGGTAATATCTTACTTAATAATTCATTTTTAGGAACACAACTCATATCAATTATATAATTAGTTAATTAAATACCAATATCTTCAAATATAACACTAATAAGACTAATATCAAAGTCAGCACTAGGATATTTGAAAATAGGGTAAATCAAGTGCAGCAAAACGCTCGCTATGGTGGTTTTTCTCGCCTCTGTTCGATTTATATACGCTTCCTTTACTTCTCATCAGTGCAAAATGAAAGTCCCGCAGAGAGGCTAGAAATGGCTCATTCTAAGACTCTATACGGGACTTTTGCACTTAATAGTACTAATACTACTCACATACAAAACTAAGAGCACCTTCGTTAAACAATCGTGTTACAGTAGCCTTTTGTCGTTCGGTTAAACCTGCTATATACGTATCGAAGTTATCTACTTGTCCGTAGTTATCAATAACCGCACTATCTAGAAGATCAAGACCATCAAAGTCATCAAACTCTGGAATACCAGTAGTTATATCTTCATCGCTAATACTAGTTATTTCAACTTGTGTTTCACCATTTGTATCTTGACCTATTTGAGATAAACGATTACGAATTTCTCCTAACATAGTATTATCAAGATTAGAATTAATCTTACCAATAATATTAGCAATTGCTTCAACTATCTTAGTAAAAAGATTGTCGCTTAGTTGATCACCTTTGCTATCATACTTAATAGTAGATAGAAGTCTAGCAAGTTCTCTACTAGTGAGAGCTTCAGTTACAAACTCTTCTATTTGAACTGCACGAGGAGCGCCTTCTTTAAGATACTTACCGTAAGTATTAGCAAGAGTTGAATCAGATTTAATAAACGAAGCAAATTTATCATATAAATCGCCAAATAATTGTTCTATATTAGCACGCTCATCGTTAAGTAAGAAATGAACTCCTTCATGAACTATCTTAAGAACTTTCTGAGTAGCATCTAATGTTTGCCATTGAGTAGTTAAGACTAATTCATTAGTACCAGCAGCTATACTAGCGAAACGTTTATCATTAGTTTCAACAGTAGGATTAACAGTAAGACCTGCTTGTTCTAAAGCAGATACTACACCTAAAAGAGCTTCATTGTTAGTAAGACTAGTAGCTATTTCAGTAATAGTACCATTAATAGAAGTAGAAGGTACAACAGTTGGAGTAGGAACTTCAGCAGGAGAAGATCCCTTTACGGGGGTGGTCTTCGTGAGCTTCGCTGTCTTACTACGAACAGGAGCAACCAAAGTAATACGTTTGTTAAACCTGTCATTAGTAAAATTAAAGTTACTAACAATGTTACCGTTATCATCTTTAATAGCTCCCAAATCAGTGACCACAACACCATCATTAGCAACAAACTCATTATAAGAACTATAACCTGTATCAAACCAAACATCTCTATCTAGATTAGGAATGCGAGCTTCAAGTGTTCCATTCTCACCAATTCTAAACATGTCAGATTCATTAGTAACAGCAGAATTAACTACATTACGAGTAATAGTAGAATAAACACCTTGCATAGCTTTCGCAAAGTTATTATTTGTATTAGTTGGTCTTGTTCTAGTATTAGGTAGATAAGCAGATAAGTTATAAGTAGAGCCATCGGGATATACGAACTTAACATTAGGATTATCTTGGTTAACATTAAACCAAATAGTAGGAGCTTGTCTTCCAAGATTAGGAATAAGAGCATTACCTTGAACACGATAACCAAACAAAGGTTTACCTGCACCAATATACTTATCTATTTCTTTAAGCAGAGCATCATGAAGATGAACATTCTTATCATGAGTAGCTTTAAGAAGTTGAGTAAATAAAGAATCAAGACCTTCATTAAATGCTTTTGTATAAGCAGTTTCTTTAGTATGAGAATTAGCCATAGTATTCTCTCTGGTAGCAGCAGTCATAAGTCTACCTTCTGAGTCTTTAACTACTACTCCGACAACACCACGTTTAACTCCACTAGCATCGATTTTTTGACCAGTTTTGATATCAATAATACATTCATCTCCACCACGAACTAATTGAAAACCATTAGTCATATCAGCAGTAGTAACTTCTGCAATACTACTATACTTAGGATTACCACGTCCATCTTTAGCATATATAAGACTACCGCTACTGGTACTTCCAATAGTTAATCGTTTACTCTTAGACTTGTTCTTACTAATAGAAGAACGAAGATTATTAATATCAGAGTAAGACTTCTTAATCTTATTCATCCAATTGTTAAGAGAATCAGAAACTATCTTACCAAAGTAAGGACTAGCTAATGAAACATTATAATCAAAGAATATAATATTATTAAGATGCTTAACTTTAGTAAGAAGATCAACATCGTTACCAAAACGAGTATTAAGTTCTTTCCATAGTTCGTTATCTTGAAGAGTATTAAGTAGATGACCGAAAGTACTTTCAATATCTGGATTGTTACGAACTTTAAATAATCTACGAATATTACTAAGAGTAGCAAGGAATTCTTTAGCAGATTCATCATTACTATTAACAATATCTTTAAGTCTACTAATGAATGCTATGTCGTTATTACTAATAGTATATGTCCAACCTTGATTAATAGCAACAGCACGACCATTTTCATACTTAACAAATGGAAGTTCACCAATAGTAAGACCTTTAGACTTAACGAACATATGTCCATTAGAATCTAATTCAACAGTAACAGTATTACCAGTTCTTAACTTACCAATTTGAGTATATACTTTACTGTCTTCGAGATTAATAAGATCAAAGTAATAACTAGCACTATTATCTTCTTTCTTCTTTTCACTAATTGCTTTATCTAAAGTTTTCTTAGATTCAGCAACAATCTCATTAGGAGCTTTATATTCAACATCAGTACTTATTATCTTACCATCAGCAATAAGACTATTAGCAATAATCTTCATATCATTATAAAGATTAATAGCATTAGGATTCAAACGTTGGAGATAAACCATCATATCATTAATACTAGTGAAGTTCTTACCTTCAATAGCATTACCATTAATCTTATTATAAAGATCAATAATAAGTTTAATCTCTTCTATACGTTGACGCATAGGGTCTAAGTCTTGAACAGCAGATTCAAGAACTCCTTCTTCTCCTTCTGTTTTAGGAGTTGCTTCTATTTCGTTATTAGCAAGAGCTATGTTAAGTTCTTCGATAGTAACGTCAGCTATTAACTTACCAGCTTTATCATAGCCATTAATACTAACATTACCAAAACGACTCTTTTCAACTAATATAGAATATACTTTAACTGGCTTACCTTTAATATAATCAACACTAGAGAAAGGAGTTGTAATCTTATAATTAAAAGTATCAATATTAGCTTCTGTTATAGCATTAGAAGTAGCAGCAGTAGAAACTACTTTATCAAGAGTAGCTTTAAGCTGTTTCTCTTCTTCTGTTTTAGGAGCAGGAGCAGGTTGAGCAACAGGAGGAGTATTAGGAGCTTCTGTTGGAGTACCTTGTTCCACCCCCGTAAGAGAAGGAGGTTGTGGTTTTGCTACTTGCTTAGCTTTATCAGCTTGTTCTTTAGCAAGACGAACTCGTTCATTATGAGCATTAGTCTTAGAAATATTACTTTGAATATCTTTAAGAAGTTTATCTTTATCTTTAGAACTCTTTATAATATCAGCAGCTTTACTAAGAGATACTATCTCTGGATTATTAGCATCTTCTTCTGACATTTGATTATTAAGTACTCTATTAAGAGCAGCTAATTGTTCGTCAGTAGCATTTGCAATATATCCATTAATAGCATTCTTAGCTGTATCTAATTGAAGTTTAGCAGCACGTTCTTGATCGGCTTTAATCTCTTGAGCTTTACGTTGAACTTCTTCATTAGTAGTTGCAACTTTACTACGAAAGTTATCTCGATTAATTTCATGATAAAGTTGAAGCTCCATATTATCAACATATTCACTGTTAATAGCACGAAGTTCTTTCATTACTTTAGTCATTGCAAAATCCTGTACAGACTGACGATATAACTTCATGTTCTCTTCGGATTCAGTAAACTTATCAAGTTCTTGCATTACTAATTCATCTTTAGGTAAACCTAAGACTTCATCATAAGCATAACGAATATTGCGAGAATAAAGTTTATCAGAAGGTGTAAGTAAATTATTAGCATCATCTATTTTGTGTTCAATAGTATTTATTAAATCTTTATAGTTAGAAGCAGTAAGTTTATCAATAGGATTCTTACTATCTTTAACTTTGTTGTATAATTCATATGCTTCTTTACGATATTCTTCAAGACTAGCAATAAGAATACGATTCTTAACCATAGGATCAACGTATTCTCCAAGTTGAGGAATAGATTGTTCTAATTCATTTTGAATAGATTGAATCTTTTGAATACGTTGATCTAATAAGTCTGCTTCATTAGAATTAAAGATATTCTCACTAATAGCAATATCAAGAAGAGCATCTTCGATATTAGCACTACGCATTGCAGTAGAATAAGTCTTGTACTTTTCAAGAGTCTTCTCCATTAACGCATTAAGTTCAGCAGTATCATCAGTAAAACTAGATTCTTCTGCTAAACCATTATCTATAAGTTTCTTTTTAAGACGAGGATCATTAATATAATCTTGAAGTAATTCGTAATTACCAGCACGAATAGCATTAAGAGTAAGACTAGAAACAAATCTAGTTTTAGCTTCATTAGCCATTGTCTCTTGTTCTTCCGGAGTTAACTTAGCATTACGAGGAGTACCAACACTAGCATCTTGACTAATAGTTCCATCATCTAGATAGTGAATAATATTTCCATTAGCATCTCGTTCAAAATCATAAGGATTAAGACCTTGACTTATCTGAGACATAGTATTCTGATATTGATTAAATACTTGTTCACGACCAGTTATTTCAGCAATACGAATTTGTTCATCAGTAATTCCTCCTTTACGATTATTAATGGCTGACATAGTTCCACCAAATACAACTCCACCAATAACTCCCCAAAGAGCAGAGTTATATAACTGAGGATCTTGTAGATAATTACGTATTCTATCGATAGAAACAGCTCCTTTATAATCGTTAAGTTGTCCAAGAAGATAACGACCATAAGCAGTACCTTCTTCTTGACCTACATAGTTAACTGCTTCTTCAAGACCTTCAGATAATTCAGATACAAGAAGATTCTCACTAGAGTTAATTAAACGATTAAACTTACCTGCAATACCAGTAACAGTAGACTTAGCAGCTTGACCTAATGTTTTACTAGATCCTTCAACACCAGTAGAAGCAAGTCTATCTAATGTTTGATTCTGAGCATAACGAAGTCTAGGAGTAATAGCACGATTGACTTGTCCTAACATCTTATTAACAGCACGAAGTTGCATATAATCAAATACTACGTTAGCAGCATTATAAGAGAAGTTTCTCATAGATGCTTTATCAGCAATTGTTTTAGCAATCGCATCCTTATCATCAGTACCTGCTTCGTTAACAATGTCTTGATTATCTTCTAACCATTTACGATATTCAACATCAGACATATTACCAAATAGATCAGTAGCTTCTTGATGAATCTGTTCTGCAACACCGCGAGCTTCTTGATAATTTTCACCAAGACGCATACCTATTGCAGTAATACCATCTTTAGCAAGAGCTTGAACTCTAGCCATATTATAAGCATTATCTAATTTAGTAATTGCACGAGCTTTGTTCATTGCTCTTGTAACAGAACTACTACTTTTAGCTAATGCTCCAATACCTTTACCTAATGCACCAATACCTTTCTCAAAAGCCATACCGGGAATCATAAGAGAAAGAGAACTAGCAATACTAGGAACCTGACTAAAGAACCAACCGGAGAAGTCATCAAAGTCAAATGCTTTATCGGGATTTTCACGATAGATAGGAGCAAGCTCATCTCTAACATAATCAGAAATAGCATCTCCTGCACGAGTAATAGGATTGCTAAAAGGTTTATCATCCCAAAGACCACCAGTAGCTACATCTACTAACATACCTATACCACCAACAGTATCTCCAAGAACTGTACCTATTGTTTGAACTAAAGTATTACCTGCTTGTTTCCATGCAGACTGATTCTTAGCTCTAAATTTTTCAAGTTCTGATTGAGACTGATATTGATTAGGCTGAGCACCATAACTAGCAAGACTATCATAATCTTCTGCTTTACCAGTGAATACGTTAGTTCCCATCATATTAGATAGAACATCTTTCTTCATTGATTCAGCATCAGGTTTATATAGCTTGATAGATTCATTAACAGAATTAGCCCCAACATTAGTTGGAGCTGTTTCTGTAACCTTAACTTTTTCAAATATATTATCGGGCATAATTACTTCAATAATTCAATCATTTGTTGTTGGAAATCAGTACTAACATTTTCACCTGTAAGATTACGATACATAGAATTAAATCGTTGGAACAATACAGAACGTTGTTCAACAGGAACTTCAGTAATAGAATTAACACCTGCATCTACCATGACTTTATGGAATATTCCAGCAATCACATTATCTTGATCCTTTACAGGGGAAGCAGCAATCGAGCCATTACGAGCTTGAAGTTTCTCAATCTCTGATTTAATAGGAGCAAGAGTAGTTTTATTAGCATAATTATTAGTAAGCAGATCAGTCATATCTTGAAGATTACCAGTAATTTGACCACTACCAGTTTCTACCGTAATTCTAGGATTACCATTTTCATCAGTACTATAAAATGCTTCATAACTTCCATCTCCTAATTCAGAATCAGATAATTTATAACCACGTTGTAAAGCAGAATTATATTTAATTCCGTAAACAGTGCGAGCTGCTTTAACGGCAGGTATTTCTGAGAATTGTTTAATAGCATTATTAAGTGGAGCACCTACTATAAAATAACTACCTGCATCAAGATAATTAGGCCCTTCGCCATCTGCTCTTCTAGGACTATTCTTAGTAGTCTTTGGAATATATGGAAGAGTAACTGTCATACCATATTCGCCAGTAGCACTATCAACAGCCCATCCGGGAATTACTCGATTTTTATCTTGAGTATAACTAGCAGCAATATTTTCAACAATATTTCTACGCATTTCGCTATCTTCTACTTGAACTAATTTACCACTCTTATCTCGCATAAGAATCTTTAATGCTCCACCATCGGCAGTAGAAAGATTCTTAATAGCAGCTTCTGAATAATCATCGAGAAGATTCTTAGTCATTGTTTGACCATCAACAGTAACAGTTTGAGGAATATAGAAATTTTGTATTTGAACAAAATTACTAGGAAAACTACTATCTAATCTTTCAGTAGATTGTTTAGACAGATTAGATACTTCCCTATAAATACTAGCAATAGAATTCTTTCTATCTTTTCCTTCCCAACCGTTATATATCTTAGCGTGAGATTCAAACTTAGTAGGAAGTTCTTGAGAAGAACTAGAAAATCCTACTTGACTATTACCAATAATATCGGCTATTTCGGGAGCAGCTTTAGTATAAGCATCTTTAGATATATAAATATATTCATCACCATTTACTTTTTGATAACGAATATCTTTAGATGTAAAACCTAAATTAGCAAGTTTAGTACGAATACTAGATAGATTAGCTGGAGTATTACGAACTAACACTCTATCATTAACTTTACCATTAGATTCTACAAATAATTTATTGATAGCTTCGGAGTACTTTTTCTGATATGGATTATCACTACTAGCCATATTACCATTACTAAATCTTTTACCTAAGAAATCAACGGCTTGAACTTCTTGTTCAGTAAGATGAGATTTCATAGCTTCGAGACGATTAGTATTGGTTTGAATAGTATTGCGAAGATTCTCAGCTTGAGTTAATAATTCATTACGAGCATTATCAGTAATACTAACGTTCTGATTAATACGAGCACGAAGTTCAGCATATGCTTGATCATCAGTAAGATTTTTATCTATATTATACTGAGCATACATATTTCCTAGACTAGTTTGAGCATCATTAAGAGCAGACGTTAATTTACTAGGGGTATCCGGTTGAACTTCACGAGCACCAAAAGGAGAATAGAAATCTGTAATAACTCTAAGCTCTTTAGGATTAGCAGAAGCAGCTTTAGCAGCTTTAGCAGATGCAGTAGTAGCTTCTTTACGACGAGATTCCATTATAGAAAAACCAATACTAGTATCAATACTAGAACTAACATGTTTATAAGCAGATGCTGCATATCTAGGAGCAAGTAGATTTTCTTCAAATTCTTCTTGACTCATAATAGTACCGTCTTTCTTAGTAACAAGATTATTCTTATCACCGCGACTAGCTTTCCAAGCGTTAACAATGTAATCTTGTTTAAGAGAAGCACGAGCACCGGGAGTTTGATTAATAGCAGCCTCAACTGCTTGACGAATTTTAGTAGCATCTAATTTCTTAATACCGCTAGCAGTTTTAAGATAAGGTAAATCTCCTTCTGCAATACTAGCGCCACTTTGTTTAATGTTACCTTTATCATCTCCCCATACTAATTGTTCTCCTTGTGAAACATCAACACCAACAGTAGACAATGCTTTACGATATATCTCGTCGATGTCTACTTGAGCAACAGGACGATAATTAGGAGTAAAAGTAGTACCACCAGTAATTCTACCATTCTCATCAGTAGTATCTTGATAGTTATATTGATTCTGAGCTAAAGTATATGCTTTAATATCACCATCATATTCTTTACTAGAATTAATCTCATCTTGAAACTTCTTATACTGTTGCTGATATCTTTCACGACCAATCAAAGCAGGATTACTAGCGACTTCTCCTGCTAACTTAGTAGCAGTAGTTAAAGCAGTAGCATAACTTCCTTCTTGTGCAGCAGCTTCAATTTGATTATTAATTTGTTGACTATAATCCGTAAGCCATTTGTTTTCTGCTTCATTAAGTTCCTTATTAGCAAGAAAGGTTTTAATCTTATTAGCAGTATCAATAGCAGTTTCATGTTTCTGCTGTAACGTGTTAAGCGTAGCAGAATAAGCATCTAAGGGAGCGGCAACCCGTTCCCTTTTCTGATAACCTGATGTTTTAATATCTATTGGCATAACTTCAATTATTTAGTTTTACGTTTACCACCACATCTATATAAATAACTCATCTTAGATAATCTCTTCATGTTTTTATCCATGTTCTTCTCGAACAAATCTACTTGTTCGGGAGTAGCAGACATTTGAGCAGCAAGACGAAGTTTATCCATTTTCTTTTTATCTCTTCCAAGTTGATAATCTCGAACAGCACCAGTAACACTATCAATCATCGCAGTACGATTGTTAGCAATCGCTTGAATCTTATCGTTCTCAATTTGAGTAACCATATTATTATGAGCATTAGTAGTTGCAGCATTTTGAGCAGCTACACTTTGACGATTCATTGCATCTTGGTTTTGCAATTGAGTCTCCATATTTTCTTTCTCACCTCTAATACGATTACGTTCAGAAAGAGAAGCATTAGAAACTCGTTGACGTCTAGCAAGACTAGCAACAGAACTAGCAGTATTATCTGCTATATCTCTACGAGTTGTTAACTCATTCTCATTAATATCTGACAATTGAGGATTAATATTGATAGTAGTCTTTAGTTTTGCAGGAGCTACTAATTGAGGCTTCTGTGGAGCTTGAATATTATTAATACTAGACTTATTCATAAAGCCACTAATCAAACTTCCAACTGCACCAATACCACTACTAATAGCATCTCCATTCTTATCTAGAAACTTAGCAAATTTACTAACTTTCTTTATAGGATTACCATCAGCATCTAATTCAACAGTAGTTCCTTTCTTAGCAAATCGAGAATTAGTAATACCTTTTTCTCTCTTAAAACTTTCTTGTTCTTTAAAAGCAGAATCAGTTTGCTTAGGATTACTAATTGCTTTAGCAGCAGGAGAAAGACCACTGCGAGTAAGAGGAAGAGTACTAAGAATCTTCATCTCTTTATCTTTCTTATCAATCTTAACAACTTCTCCGGCTTCTGCTTCAATACTGTTCTTACCTTTACCGATAACAATACCACCTTCGTTATGCTTACGACCACGAAGAAGATAAGAGTTATTACCAATAGGCATAGCAGAACCACCTTCGGTTATAACTGGCGTTACTCCTTTACGGGGGAGGTTTGCCTTTCCACCTTTCTTCATAAGTTGATTACGAATATCATCATAAACTTCTTCATTTTGTGCAACTTGCTGAGTAAGAATACTAGCTTGCTGTTGAGCATTATCCATCTTTTGTCTACGTTCTGCTTCAAGTTGAGCAGCTTTCTCAGCCTTACGTTTCTTAGCACCACCGATAATACCACCGATCAATTGAGTACCAACTGAAATAGCAGTACCAATAAATGCCTTAGGTCTTTGTTGTCTAACTGTTGTTACCATTATTCTCTATATTTATTAATATAACATTCAACGTTACTTAGTATAACTTTTGCATCTGTTTGATGAATGATAAAACGAATACCAATATATTTACCATTAATCAAACTATCTCGTCTATTATAACGAGTAAGTTCAGTAATACGATTCTTATCTTCATCATCTAATATTTCTATTTCATATTCTCCAGTAATTCTATCAATAGGTTCGATAGTTTCAACAGAACGAATTAGATTACGGAAGTAATTAAAATTCCATTTACCATGTTCATAGTATGCTTTAGTAAGATTAGGAACATTACGTTCTTCACTACTAACATCCCATTCAGATGATATGCAAGAGTTTGTAAATATAAGAATTTTATCTCCACTATAATTAATATTACCTATATTTCTTATATCATAAGTAATATAATTAAGAAGTTTGATTGTTTCAAATTGAAGATTAAATACTATATCTACAACTGCACAATGAGAATCTTTATCACCAAGATAGAATACATTCTTATCGGTTGGAATTTTAAATATTCCATAATCAAGATAAGTATCTACTTTAATATCTCCAATACGACCAATAACATTCTTAGAATTATCATTAGTAATATAGAGACCAGTCTTAGTATTAAAGTATTTAGCAAAGTAATCGTGATGACTAATCCAAGTATTAGTTATAAAGGAGTAAGAGGATGTAACGATAGTATCCTCCCCCGTAAAGGAAAGTAGCAAGCGATTAGCTTCTTTATCCATGCCTAGATCAATACGAGTATTACTAGTAAGAAATCTATCTATTACTATTTGAATACCATCAGTAATATCATTAAGTTGTTTATCATCAAAACGATATATCTTACGTTTACTTCTATCAAAGAATATATAGCCTACTTCATTACAAGTAAAAGAAGTAAAGTCTTGCAAACCTCCATAACCTTTTTCACTAGTGAATACTTCTTGATATTCAGTATCAAAAGCATCTGGCATATACATTTGTACATCTTTGTCACGAGTAGCAAGAGTACTATCTCGATTGAAGATAAACATCGAATGTTCACAATGAGCAATAAGATAAACACCGATACCTAAGATATTAATAATATCTCCTTTGTTCTCACTAATAATTTTATAACCATCAGCAGGAAATTGCCTCCAAGCATTGTTAGTAGATTCGGATTGAATCACATTACTTCTACGAATAAACTTACCATAACTTTCTATTTGATTAGAAAGAGCAGTAGGATCATAAGCATTAAGTAAAGGACGAGAATAATCTGTATATCTAGCAGCTAATTCATAAAGACTATAAAGAGTAGCAGCAGTAAGTTGCTTATTCAATATATTCTTAATAATATCTTCGCTATTATCTCGATAACTAAAATATACTTCGGGAACTTTACCTACTTTAATCTTGGCAGAACGAGGATAACGAACTTGCTTATATATCTGAACTGCATTAACATGCATCATATCACGACCACTAGTATTAGTATTTGGTTCATTGACGAATGCAAGATAATACTTACCAACTACATTAGCAGGATCAATAGCATAAATAGGTTGCCAATCACCTGCAAATTCAACACCACGTCCATCAAACATAAAGATAGAACTGAACCTAGTATAACCAGAAACATTCTGTCTTTGTGCATTATTTCCATAACTACTAGTTTCTTTAGTAGTATAGAAATTAGGAGCTAATCTTATTAGCTTAACGTTATCTTTCTGAATATATAATTCTTGATTAACACGAAGAAGTCTACCAATAGTAGTAGATTTATGTGATTCGCCATTACTATTATTATTTATAGCAACAGGAGTTGGTTTTCTTCCATTAGCATAGAAACTAAGTTTATAATATTGACCTGCCTCAGTAGATACAAGTTGTGTATATTGAGAAAGAGCAATAATAGTAGAATTAGTAACGTCAAGATAACTATTAAGATTATCCATCGTATATTCTTCCGAACTACCGGGAAAACAATCCCAAGTTACATAAGTAGAAACATCTTGTAGAGTAGCTTCGTCTCTAGTTTTGAAAGTAGTATAAAGAAGATCTATAAGAATATTAGGAACTCCACCTTTCTTAGTAACGTAAATATCTTCTGAATAGAACTGAGTTTCAACAGTATCAACAGATAAACTTTGAAAGTTAGCATTTCTAAGAGTAGTAGAACTAGCTCCAATTGCCATATCTCTATGTTGATCTATGATACCATCACCAATAATAATACTATCTATTTCTTCGTAACTAATAAAGTATCCAACAAATCCTTCATACATTGGAATATTATCAAACACAAAGTTTCCTTTTATTCTATGTGGAGTACGGAACAAACGATCTCCATTATTATTAGTATAAGGACAAAGATAAGTAATTCTACGAGTATTATTAGTTTCAAATCGAGGATCAAGATTAAACCAATAGTAATCAACACCTTCAGTTTCAGACATAGCAATAAGCCCTAACTTATCTTTAATAGTACTATCATTATAATTAGGATAAGAAGGATTAGTCTTAGCTGCTCTAATGGCTGCAACTACATCAGATACTTTAGTATCGTCATAACAAGTCATATAGATTGGTCTATCGTACTCGCCAGTCTGAGTATTACTATAAGTACCAATAGTTATTTGAACTCCTTTCTTAGTTTCGCCAATACGCATATTATTGTTCTCAATAATAATACCATCTGTATAACTTCCATCGGGATATACATAATGAACGTAGAAACGATATACTTCATCTTCGATAGGTTTAGCATCTACTGTATAATTAAGAGTATTTCCGTATTCATCTTTTTCTGAATAAACACCTACTCTAATATTAGAAGTATCTATTTTACTTATATCTAACTTACGACTTTCTTCTTTATAATTAGCAACATATAATCTATTACCATAGTTACACATTGTTTTAACATTATAAATATTAAAATTGTTAGCAGAATTAAGAACTTCATCTACTGAAAGTTTCTCTAATACATTACGATTACCAGTAATATGATATTTACCACTATCGCTAAATTGATAACTACCTAGATTAAATGCTTCTGTTCCGTCTTTATAAGTACAAACATAAGCAATTTGAAATGATTTAAATTTATTGTTAGTTTTATTATCTATTTGAATATCTAGATCAATAGAACTAGAAGCATAATCAGTATCCTCAGCATAACCATCATTAAGATAGTAAGTAGGATCCCAATTACGAGTAGTTCCTCTACTGCCCTGAAGAGTAATAGAAGAAATAGAACCAGTCTTAAACGGAGCATTAATATAGATAATAGTTCCTAAATCTTTCCAACTAGTATATTCGTAATTACTAATTTCAAAACGAATAAATACTAGATAAGTTCCAACTCTCATTCGTCCTCCAACAGCAGTTCCACTATCAAGTACTGTTACTTGCGGAATAGCAGGATTAAGAGTATAAATATCATCAGAACCTAAATCAGCGTTATTTAAGTTTATAACTTTAAGAGGAACGTCTTTATCAGCATTACGCTCGCTTATAGCTACAATAAGATCACCGCGAACATTATAAGTATAAGTACCGAATACTTCGCCACCATACCAATTCCAAGAATTAACAACTTGATTAAGTTCTTGTGTTTCTTCATCAAAACGATAAATGTTATTATTATCGCAGAATATAACAAGTTCAGTAGCACAAGGAATAATACCTACAATCTTTATATCTTCATCTAAAGTAACAATAGTTTCTAAAGACTTTTCATTCTCAATAGAATTACCATCTTTAGAAACTACTATATTCATCGCATGAGTAATAGAACCATTCTTGATAAATTCTATTCCATCATCTTTATTTAGTTCTTTGATTATTTCCATTAGCTTCTCGGTCTAAAAGTTGCATTGAAGAACATAGACGACCAACCACTATAAATGTCGCCTTGATTATCAATAATAACAGATGCTTTAGCAGCGTTACGAGCTTCTCTCCAAAGATAATATGGATTAACTAATTGATTACCTTGCAGAGAATAAACAGGATGTTTAGTTCCTCTACTAAGTATCTTCCACATACAATACCATTCTAAAGCAGTAACTAGTTTACCATTATTAGGAATAACAGGAATATCACAATGAAATGTATTACTATATACTGACTTAACAGAAAGATATTTAACTGTAACTTTATCTGCATCAAAGTTTAGTTCAATAGAATTATTACTCTGAACATAAACATAATTACGATTAGAATCATGTTCTGGATAAGGTTCTACTACACGTCTACTACGTTTAGTATTACTCTTATCTTCTTCAAAGTAATAAGTTCTAGACTGATTACAACAGCTCTTAGATTCTTTAGCATTAGGTATTTCACACCCATCTACATAAACACTAAAAGCATTTACACAACAAGGAAATTCAGCGATTCTATCGTGAACTTCCACAACCATTTCTCTTTTTTCATATTGAAGGATTCCCATTTCATTCATGGCGTCAATACACCAAGCAGCTACACGAGGAATGTAATCACTTGTCATTATATTGAAGTCATTATCTAAACGAGCAATTATGCCTTCTATCGGTAATACCTCTTTGTTCATCATTTCTTATATATTTAATAGTATAAGTTTCATCAAACTTAACAATCATAGATAGTCTAGCCATAGCATCAATTGGATACTTAATAATATCTTCAATCGAATTACACTTAGACATCATAACTTTACAAGTCTCAACAGTTCGTTTATTACAAGGAATAAATTTAAATAAACCTCTAAACTTAAAGTTAGCATCTATAAGAACAAGTTGACACCACCACGGACTCTGAAGATAAGCAACATATTCAACACCGTTATATGGAACTCCTTTACGCTTAGCAGCAATAGCATCATCGTGATCATATGGAACTTTACCTTCTTCAATAAGTTTAGCTTTGTTCTTACGAGTTGTTTGCCAATCTATCATCTTCTTTCTTTTAATAAGATTTCCAGTACTATTATAAACGTCACCTCTACGAACTCTTTCAATTAAAGCACAACCAAGTTTATTATTGAACTTAACTATCTTACCTCGAAGAACTTCTCTATTAACTTGTTCGTAATATCTATATAGATAATTACGAAACTGTATAAGAGTTATATCTTTACGATTCTTAATACGAATCAATAAGTTCTTGCTAGTTTTAAGTTTACCAATAACAACAAAGTAACGTTTAAAAGTATTATAAATATCTCCGTACTTTAATTGCTTAGCTTCTGAGAACATAGCATAGACTTTATCAACATTGTTTTCTAATCTATGATTAGCATCTGGTTCATCAGTATTCCATTCCCAAAAGTTATAAAGACAAATACCAAATATACTACGTACTTCGTCTCTACGACTTTCAATATTGAACTTTAGCTTATTTAGTAAAGATGAATAATGATTTATCTTACCTAGAGTAAGTTGGTAATCTTCATTACTTGTTTCAATGAAACGTTTATACATATGACGATAATCATATCTATCCATCTTTGGACTTATCATACTTCTATATCAGGATTTTGATTAATATTATCTTTAACAGGAACTTCATTAGTAATACGTTCTACGTTAAGTAGATTGCGTTTATATATTACATCCTTAATACGTTCAACCATATCTTCGGGAATAATAAATTCATTATCGTCTCCACTATTATCGACAATACCTTTATGAGTTTCTATAGGAATTTCAGTAGGTATTTCAAATGGAGATTCGATAACAATTGCACCTAATGAATTAATAAGAGAATTGCCTTGACTATTAATATATAAATAACCATTTATATAATCATAAGTTGGCAACTTACACATACCGGGAAGTTCAGCATAAAACTTAGAAGAACTCTCTTTAATAAAAGGAATAGCTAAGTTATCGAATCCAACAGTACGAACACTTAGAAAAGGAAGATTGTTTTCAAGTCTTACAGGACGAGGAACTCTTTGAGCACTACGTTTGACCTTATACTTTATAGTAACTAAAGATTGAAATATATCTCCATCGGGAACATCAATAATACTTATACGATAACGTTGCATAAGTATCTTATCAATAGCTCCATGACGTTCGTAACTTTGACGAACTTGTTCATTAAAAGTATGAATAACAGCAGAACGAATTGTCATTCGTGTAACATGATTATTACTTTGATGAACAGCATGAGCTATCTCAGAAACAATTTGATTAATCGAAGCCATTGTTATAAATATTAGTTGCTAACAAATATAACAATTATTTCATCAATAACAAATAGGAATAGTAGAAACACGAACAATAACTCTAATAGTAACAGCAAGACCTAGATGAAAAGGATAGTTTGTAAAGATAAATTGATGAGTGACGCATTTTAAGAAGCGTAGAGACAGGGTTAGTGCAAAGTCGATTAGTTGTTAAGGTTGAAGGTATGAATGCAATGTAGGGAACGAGAGGCACTAAATAGAGAGTGTCTTGCTTGTTACTTCCCCCATAAAGGGATGTGAATCGTATATGACTTTCGGATACAAGAAGAGCTAGTACAATCGGCAGTACTAGCTCTAAGTCACTCCTTTACAGGGGTGGTAACAGCAACTTATTTATCACTGTTGTCTTCTCTCTCAATCTTTCTATAATCAATACCAAATCGAACAAGAATAGGTTTAATAATCCAACTCCATGATACAAATGATAGTATTACTGAATTCAATATCATTTTAACATCTCCAAGTTTCAAGCTAAAATAGATGATTCCGAGGATAAACGCACAAGCAATTGTAATAACTCTTTTAGTCCATGTTTTAACTGGTTTCGGCCCATTATTAGCATCAATTACACTAATTACAAGATAAGCAATAACGTTAACGCTGATTACAAATCCAAAATCAAAACTTTCGGCAGTAGTTCTGATTATCTCTTCGAGAAGTGACAGGAAACTCATACGATAAACAGTAACATACCGAACGTTCCACAAAGGATAACGCTAATAACTTTAATCCAAATTAATGTTTTAGCAGGAATCACATCTTTAATCTCTTTGAAAGCAAAACTAGCTATGACTATCATCAATAGTAGTACGAATAATACTTTAACCACAATTCCCATGAGTACGATGTTTTTAATGTTTTTCTATGTTTCAATGCGATACAAAGTTATTTATTATATCGATAAATACAAATAAAGAGAGCTACTTTTTGTAACTCTCTTTATATCAATTAGTTGTAGTAGGTATTACATCTCGTTGAAGTATTTCCATACTTTGTTGCCCTCAAAATCATCATCTTCAAACCAAAAGTCAACAGCACTAGCAATAATCTTTTCATCAAAGTTATTACCAAACCATTTCTCAAACAGTTCGCAATAATCATGATATTGTGCATTAATAGCAACATAAATATCTCCAATAGTGTAGTTTCCATCAGATAGTTTCTCATAAACTTTATGAGCTTTATCCATGTCGAATTTCTCACCTACATACTTTTTATCACCTTTCACATGATACATTTCTTCAACAGTATCATATGCTTCTCTTTCATCAAAATGTTCATCGTGATCACGACGATGTTTACGACTTCTATGTCTATCATCGTCACCATCATAACCGTAACCGAGAATTCTCATAATATGACGATCGTCATCTTCACGATATTCTTCATCTCTACGAGCATTTCTACGGAAACCAATTTCATTACGAGGAGACATACTTCTACTGCTACGACCACGACCACGACTTTCAATGTAATCCATTATTCTATCATACATTTCGTCATCATCTCGTCTATCATAACGACGAGAACGACCGCGATCTCCTTCACTATATGGTATTTCTCTCATAATATTATTCTTGTATTAATAATTGTCTAAACGTTTCTAAATCAGACTGATTAAATACAATACCTTTATTAATAAAAGGAATAGATAGAGTTACGTTACCACGAGATATATTACCATCACCAATAAAAGGAATAGTGAAATCGTAATTATCAATAGAGTTAATAATTTCAATCTCTTCCGTAACAATACCGTCAACATCAATATTCCCATTAGCATCAGCAATCTTTCTTAACCATTTATCAATACCATCCATATTATTAACAATAGCACGTTTAGCTAAAGGTTTTACTAATTTAATAGCAGGATTAGTAGTACCAAGATTATCTATCTGAGATAAGATATATTCTTGTATCTTAATCTTAACTTTATCTAGCTGCACCATTTGTTAAAGAATTAATGAAAGCATCGTAAGTTAAACTAGGATTAGTTTTACTAGCTTCCTTAAAAGCATTAAACAATTCCATATCTCTCTGAGTCTTTTCAACAATACCAGTTTTTAAAGACTTAACAAGTTTAAGTTGAGTAGTTAGAAGATTACGACCTTCTTCACTATTTTCAATCTTAGCTCTAACTAAATTAAGAACTTCTACTTGTACCATGTTTTGAAGAGCATTATAGTTATTAACGTATTCTTCATTACTTGATAGTAGTTGACGTTGTTCATTAGTTAAAGGTTCAATTTCTGCATCAATACTATCCCAAAGACTGACTTGAGCAGCTTGAGGTTGTTGACCGAGTTGTTGCTGTTGCTGAACAATAGCACCTTGTTGCATTTGTCTTTGACGTGCCATTAACAGTTGCTTCTGACCTTCTAACAGTTGAATCTGTTCATCGATCTGAGTACCTGCTAAAACTGGATCGCCGCCACCTAGTATAAATTGATTCATAACTCTATCTATCTATTGTATTTAATTACTTGAATAACATTATGCTGCCGGAGCAGGAGTAGTCTGAGACATACCACATGGCAAACAACCGTTAGCGTTTCTACCAACAAGACCAGTAGTAGTAGGTTCATTAGGAAGAACAGTAACACCGTAGATAACATTGCAAGTCTTACGGTCAACGTAGTTAATACCAGCAGTAAATGCTTTTTCAATTTCACACTGAATAAGCTTGTCTTGATACGGACGAACAGCACTGTTAACAGCAACCTGACATTTAAGACTGTCAATCTCTGCTTTAAGAGCATCGTAGTTATCACGCTGTCCTTTATATAAAGAGAAGTCGGCATCAATCTGAGACTTATACAGTCCAAACATTTCACTGTCAATAACTTGACGATCTTGGAAACGTTGATTCTGCTGAGTTAAAGCCCACTGATAAAGACCACCTTGCAGAGCAAGAGTATCTTCACAAGATTTAGCCCATGCTTGGAAAGCACTAGGAGCAGTAGTTCCTGCACCAATTCCAGTACCAACAACATTGATATTAGTAGAACCATCTCCTAGCATACCGCCACCACCAGTCGTGTCTAACAAACCAGTTGAACGGCGATTGTTTCCAAACAATGCCCAAGCTCCAAGAGCAGTACCAATAATACCAAGAGTTAAACCGGCATTAGCTTTACCGTTAACATCACGACGATTGTAACCGTCCATTCCTGCTCCGTTATAACCTTCGGGAACAACTTTTACTTTTTCAATTACTTGCATAACAATAAGGTTTAAGTTTTAAAATTAAGGGAATCTGTAATAGCTATTACACCATTAAAACAAACGGAGTTATAAATAATTCGAGCATTATCGCTAATTAACAATCTGATTAAATCTTAGTAAAAATATACTAGAGTAGCGAACAAAATAAAAGGCTAAGTTGTTTTAACCTAGCCTTTTAAGTGCATACTATTAGAGTTATCGTTTTATTCGATTAGTTCATAGTTTTCAATAGAATCAACTGGTGTAGCTCCTTCTCTTACGGGGGAGGTTTCAGCAATACACCGATAAAGATTACCTTCGTAATTAACGATAGTATTTACTTTAATAACCTTATCAAAGAAAGATTCCCAAGCAGGATAAAGTTCTTTAAGTTGAAGAGCTTTAGCATTATCGAAATTATATTCGTTAATATGAAGTTTAGCATAACTAATTCCTGCTGCAATAATAAGAAAAGAATTGAAATTAGTATCAACTGGAACTTCTTGTTCTTCTTCCCAACTCCATTCTTCACTATTAAGAACTTCGGATAGTTCTTGACTATCCCAATAATACTTAGTAAGATTCTCGTCGTCTGCTTGAGTAAGAACAGGAGCAATCTGTTCATAACCAATTAGAACTTTAGAACCATCTTTATTCTTTCTCTGATGTGCGAGAACAGGTAATCCATGACCTATTAACCACGTAACTGTAACAATTACATAAACCATAATTTAATTAATTTAATTTGTTTCACAATAAATATATTACTCATTAGAAGTTTGATCAAATATAGGATTATTAAGATCAATAATACCACCGTTATTAATAAGATTACGAAGCATATTAATATGATAAGTATTATTAATTGATTTACTCCATAGCATTTCTTTATAGAATACCATCTTACGATATTGATTCCATTTACCTATTGTAATACCTAAGTCATCAGTATTAGTACCTGCTTTAATTATAGTTCCATTATAATTAGTCTTAGTACAATATTGAATTGGATCAGTGTTTGTAAGATTTCCATTACTTGCTCCAAAACTAAGTTGAAATTCTTTATTTTCAGCACTTATATAACTATGAACAAATGCACCACCTCCTAATTTTGTATTTCCTTTTCTTTGAATACAACTATTTAGATTAGGATTATCGAAATCTTTATATTTAATAATATAAGTATAATCAGTAAACGCAGGAATATTAGCACATTCTATATAATTAGTAATGCCATCAAGACAAAGACCATAATAATCTGGAAGTATTTCAATAGTAACTCCGTCATTATTTATACCATTATTTAATCTAATATCAAAACCTATTAATTTATTATTACTAGGTGTACTAGTTATTTCAATAGGTACACTAGAAGGCAATGTAAATACTCCATTTTCAGATATTTTAAAAATAGTAATCGTAGAAGGATTAGAACTACTAACATATAAATAACTTATAGTTTCTCCTTCTTTTAAGTTAGTTATTTTAACTTTAAATTCAGGAATTGTAATAGAAGTAACGACGCCATCTCTATATACGTATGTCCATATTAATGCGCCACCTCTTATATCATTGCCATAGACTATTACTTTATTTTGAGAAACATTAGATTCCCAAGTACCATTGTTATCTCTATAATTTACCCAAGTCTTATTTGCACCAAACACAACAGGATAACCATTATAACCAGACATACCTTCGTAAGCAACATTCTTATTTTCTAAAGAATAAGCATCTTCATCAGAAGTAGACGCAACAGGTTTAGCAGTACCTAAATTCTTAATAGTGTTTCGAGTCGCAGTATCACTATTTGATTTACCAGTAACATCCCAATAGTATTCAGGTTTCGGAAGATAACCAGTTGGAATACCACACCATTTATTAAGAATAGTACGATCTTCATTAGAAGGAATCTCTGGAAGAAGAATAGTACGATACATTGCAAATTGAGCATAATTAATATCTAATATAGATTTACCAAATAATGGATTAGAACTATTACCTGTATTAACAATATCGCATTCGGCAGTTATAATATGTGTTATATATTCTAATTCAGTAGACTTAACATAACTATTAAATACATTATTTATATAAGTATTACCATTCAATCGAGCATTATATGCTATATCATCTTCTGTTAATAAAGCAAAACTTTTCCAAGCAGACTCAGTACTAGCATTACGTCTTTGATCATATAATATAATATGAGTTTGATTAAAAATATAACTAACTTTAGTAACTAAACACTTACCTCCATAAGTTAAATTCTGAACAGTACCGTAATTAGTAACTCCATCGAAATAAAGACTATCTTTATAATCAGGAAGAACTTCAATAGTAAGACCATCAACATTCGCATTATTATTCAATTTGAATGTAAATCCTATTGACTTATTAGTACTAACATCTTCTGTAACAATAGGTACACTAGCAGGAAGAGTATGTATTCCATTTGTTTTTATAGACACAGAACTAACAACTGAATTATTATCACTAGATATATAATGATATTGTACAATCTCTCCATCTTTTAAATTACTTATTTTAATTTTAAATTCCGGTACATTAACAGAATTAATAACTCCGTTAGATATTACCCAAGTTCTTATTAAGAAACTACCAGTAGGTTCTGACTTATAGATAACAATAGAAGTAGAATTTAATTCATAATTCCATATAGTACCGTCATTAGTAGCAATATTAGTCCAAGTTTTATTCTTTCCGAATACAACAGGATATCCATCTTTACCACTCATTCCTTCATAAGAGAAGTTATATAGTTTAAGATGTCTATTTTGACCACTTATATCTGGAAGATAACCGAGAGCTTTAATAGCACTATTAGTAAAAATTGCAGGATCGTAAACGAACAAAGGTTCAGCAGTAGATAACAACCATTTCTTTTTACAACCAAAAGATAACGATTTAGTTACTACAATATCTTTATTAATAATTTCATTATAAGAATAAGTTTTAGGATCGCCACCTATAAGATAGCCATGAATACTCCACAGTATTTGATTATTATAGGTTATACTATTTACTTTAATAGTAGAACCTACTTTAACTTTATCTCCCCAAGTATATTCTTTATTAGTATCTTTATCTACTAATTTAAACATTACTGGATAAGGTTGAACAATACTTTCATAACGAACATATTCTTCAATAGTAATACTAATTCGTTGTGGAGACTTAGTAGGAAATGGAATCTCAACTCTCCAATAAGTAGGATACTGAACAGGCTTATAAGATTGTTTATTGATAGTTAGATCAGTAACTTCATTAACGCCAATAACAGTAATATCCATTACTAGATTAGCATCTGTTGGATTATAATATTCTCCATTAACAAGAGCTTTAATAGTACCATCGGACATTCTAATTCTAGGAGTAAATACATAATTACTGTTATTACTAGTAACTTCCGGACGCCATATCACCATTCCTTTATCATAGAAACTGCCTATCTTATACTTCTTGAGTTGACGTTCGAGAAGGAACTTTGACATAGTATAACGAAATAACATAGCAGACCATATAGAAATGTATGAAAATCTAGGGTCACCATCTCTAATAACTCCAAGCCACATACGACTAGTATCAAGACCACTTCCAAGCGATAGATTCTTGCCATTATAATCGTACTCATATTTAGTTTGACTAGCAATAGATTTTTCATTTAATTTAGGATTTTCTATTAAGGATGTTACTTGACCAAATGTCCAAGTAGAAGTTCTAGGAGGATTAAGATTAAACGTTTGTTCTAATATAAATGCACCGTCTCTACCTTCAATAGATTTAGATACTATTGAACCAGTTTGAATACTACTATCAGTAAACAACCATTTACGAAGAGATGCAACAGTATAATCTTTCCAAATAGGAATATTAGTTACTTTACCGAAGTTATTAATACCGTTAAGAGTAAGAGCACCTTCATTATCGGGAATTATCTCAATAGAGAAACCAGTCCAATCAAGATCAATGTCTCTAATACTTCCAAGATAAAAACCAATACTAGAAGTATTTCCTTCTAATGAATTACTTGCAGGTAAATCGTATATTCCATCAGAATTTATATATAGTGTTTCATTATTATTACTATTTACAATATATGTGTATTTTATAGTATTTTTTATTCCAGTAACTTTAATTCTAAAAGCGTTATTAGAAACACTTCTAATATGATAAAGTAAATAATCATTAGTTAGTTTACCTATAATTCTTATAGAAGTATTATCTTTAATAATACCTGTTTGAATTCGATGAATTAACCACTTTTTATCAAATACTTCATTATACTTATTAATTCCACTATTACCTTTCCAATTCATATTATACATCTGCATATCGAATCCATAGATAAAATCTTTCAACTTATCTTCGAACTCAGCATGATTATCATTAGTAATACCTTGACGTTTAATATCATATAGAATATCCGGTTTAACTACAACTCCCGGTCTATCAAGATTAAAATATTCTATTACTTGATTGATTTCGTCAATAGTAGCTTTACCTTTAATTATCATATTAAAATAAAATACAGCGCGAGATACTTCGGATACAATATTATTATAAATATAACCTTGAATATAAAAATTCATATCACTAGTAAGAGCATCAGCAATATTAGTATTATAATCATTTTTATCTCCAAGAATATTAATAAGTCCTTTATTAGAAGGAGTTGGAAGTTCAGTATATATTCCAACTATACCTGTCTTATCTAAATCTGTATTGATATAAGTATTATAAACAAATCTAGTACTATCATTACGAATGCTATTAAACAGCGTACCTTTAGCAGAAGAAGATAATTCTAATTGAGTTATCATAGATACAATAGTTACTGAATCTGCATCATTGCCAATCATTTCTCGAAATGGTTTAACAGATTTAATAACAGTACCATTACCATATATACCACTAAGTAGTAAACCTCCAGTATAACGTGACAACTGTTTAACTTCAAGTGTTGCACCTTCATCTAAAGCAAATCCAATAGCATTAACAGCTCCTTCATCTTCGGTACCACTATATAAATCAGCATAAGATTCAGGAACAGCATTAACTCCTTGTTGAAGATTAAATACAGTTCTAACATTAGGTTTATTCTTATCAATATAATAATATCGACAACTCTTAGAACAGTTAACATTAATAATGAAACTAGGAATACGTTTCTTATATTTAGCAGGATTCGTATAAAGAACAACACGATTAATATCCGGACCAATTGATTTAAGAGTTACTTCATCTATATAAGTAACAAACTTAGTATCTACCGTAAGAGCAGGATTCATGAAGCTAAAGAATGGAGCATCATATCCATCTTTAATATTATCGAAAGTACCGTTATAAACAATGAGATCGTTACCTTGTCCAGTTTTATCTTTAAGTATATCTTTATCGCTATCGGTGTTCTTTTTACCATAGCAAGAAGTTACACTTACCAATCTTGCTTTGAGGTCGGGTGGGAGATATCTCCCACCACTAACCTTAGACTTGAAGCCAATACCATTAGCAGCTCCAAGACCAGTAATATTAATACCCATATTGCAAACCTTCAACAGCAGTTACTACTTCTTTAACTAATTCAACATTCCAACCCGGAAATACAATAGTTTCAATAGGATCTTCCATACCATAAAGAATAACACTAACTGTAATATTCTCTTCAGTAACGTTCTTTAGCAAGAATGGTTCTTTGCCACCACGACCATCGGGAATACTAAAGTTAGCACCTGTAATATTACCCATTATAGAAATTTGTAGACTGTTCGCAGCATTAGCGCGATTATAAATACAATTACCTTCCATATCAATATTATTTAAAGAGTTAATAATAAGTGCTTCCACCCGTTCATTCCTTTACGGGGGAAGCACACAAATATACTAATTTATTTTTAATGTCATAACTATTATTAATTAAGTCATACCATTATTCCAAGTAGCAGGAATACTTGCTCCATTAGTTAGATTAGCTTTAACCATTCGATAAAATACATTAGCTCTATTATTAGACGATAGAGCATTAAGCCAAGTCCAAAACTCTGGAACACTACCAACAGTATCAGTAGCAGCATAGAATACTCCCGAACAATTAGTAATGTTCTTATGCTTATTAGCAGTAAATAGATTAGAACTAATCTTCTTAGGACTTCGACCGCTCCATCCTCCACTATTAGTTGCAGAAGCAAAACAATAACTAATATCTCGAAGATTTGTATTACGAGAGAAAGTATTCTCATGAACTTGTGTTTCAGCAGTAGTTCCTAAGAACTGACATTCTAACCAAGCATGATCTATATTTTGTAAATTTAAGTTATTAATAAATGTAGATTGATCAATAATTACTTTACTAGGAATAATAGTAAATACAAACGCATAACTCATTGTAATTAACTTAGGAATATTAGCAAAGAATTCAGTAGAATAAGCAAGACCTTCTTCATTAGTCGTAGTATTATTCCATTTATATGGAGTTAATAACGGCATCATGTAGAACATATAAGATATGTTTTGTACATTCGATATCGGCTTGAACAAGTAAGGACAAGGACGACCACGAAGACCATAATTCATATAATTATAAGAAGGATCTCCATTACTTCTTCCACTATAATAGAATACTCCTACAACATTAACTCCCGTAGTATTACTACAACTAGAGAATATATCTGGTGGACAGAAGTAATTCATGATTTTACGATTAGTTGCTTCTGACGCAGGAGCACTAATCGCATCAGCAGGATCGTTAAACTCTTGTGGAATATCTGGACTAACAGAAATATTACCAGCAGTAACAGTAGTATATAGTTCAGAATTACTAATCATATCGTACAATCCTGTAAGACCATCATAAGCATAGATATTCCAAACAAGTTCATATTTATTATAATTAGGATTATCTATAACACGACGAATATCTCTACTAGGATTAGGAATAGTTTGCTCTTCATCGATGAACTCATTAGGATTATAGTTAGGATTAACTATATACTTAACAGGATTATATTGTTCATTAGGTATAAGTAAATCACCATAATCATTAGACTTCAAACTACCATAGTTCATAGTATATGGAGCAGCATTAACATCTTGGAAGTATTGCAAGCAATAAGCCATATTAGTAATGCTCTTTCTACGAGTAGTTCTTACTATACTATAAGAACGTTCTTTAGGCATAGCAATTGGAAGTTCTTTATCGGGAATCCAGTCACCATTAGAATCAATACCAAAATTAGGAGTTATACCATCAGTAGTAGCGTCTGCTTCTTTCCATCCTTTAATAGTAGAACTAACAAGTTGTTCTTGATAGAATAACTTATAAGGTATCATTCCTGTCTTAGCAAACTTAACATTAGTTTCTGCAAAACAGTAAGCAGCGTTAACTATCTTACAGTTCTTGAAACCTCCCCCCGTAAGGGAGTACTTCACGTTTTCCATGTTATAAAACTCGTATGATATATTAATAAGATTAACACAATCTTTAAATATATCTTTAGGTAGTTCTACAACAGTTCCAGTAGGACATTTTATATTACTAAAGAATCCCGGAGCTTCGACTAATGCACTACAACCGCTAAACACTTCATAAGGAAATATTTCTGTATCTTCTTTAAAGAATGTTTTAGTGAATCCTGTAAAGCAAGGATTAGTAGTTGCATTCGTAACAGATGTATCAGTAATATATTTAAGTTTAGCTTTAATTCTACGGAACATAGAATTATGAATAGGGAATTCAATAGTACTATTACTAGCAGCATTGAAAGAACCATAAATACCATAGAACACACTAGTAAACTTATCTGTTTTACCTTCGATCTGTCCTCCGAATACATTTAATAATGAACCAGTAGAATGATTAAGATTATTAAAACTATTAGTTACATATTGTAATCTAGGATTGTTGTAGAACAAAGGACAATACTTAGTTCTCTTCTCATCATCATTCTCAACTAGATCAAAGTTAATATTAGAACCGTTAAACATTCCATTAACATAAACTAGTTGAGGAAGATTAATAAGAAGTCTACTAGCTTTAGCAGCACTGAAGTCAGAAGTAGTTGGTTCAATTGTCCATTCTCTACTAGCATCAGTAATAAAACAAAGTGTACCACTAAATAACAAATAAAAATAAGTTATCTTCCATTCTATATTACCAACAGGTCTAGCAAATATAAAATCGTCTGTATATTTAATACCACTAAAATAGAACGCTTGTGACATTGCTGTAACATTAACAAGTGGAGATAACAAACCGTTTCTATTAGTTATTTCTTCATTACTATTTCTAGTACAAGTATAGATAATACAATTTCCACCGGGAATACTATAGAACAAAGAACTCATACTAGTTACTTTGCCACAATTAATAAACATATTGCGATTGAAACTATCTACAATACTAAGTTGTATTTTAGCACCATAGAAGCAATTGTCTAGTATAGTAACGTTATTACATTTATAAAGAACATAATAAGCATCAAAGAGTTTACAATTAGTTCCTTTAAATGTATTACTCATATTAGTAGTACCAATAGTTATATTAGTACCAAGATTAGTATTAGCTTCCCATTCTGTTTTACCTGCTGTTGTATTAGTTTTAGAACCATAGTATTGATTAGCATACATTGGCGTCTTACCATTAACTAAAGCAGGTGGTTCATGAATATAGAAGTTATTACATTCATTAAATGTACTAGTACCAGTAAGTTTAATATGTCCAAATACTCGTTTAAGAGAAGTACATCCAACAAAGAAACTACTACCAACACTAACAGGAGCATCTGGATTATTATCAAACTTAAAGTAATGAACGCCTGCTGCACTAGTAACAGTAAATGTACTAAGTCTTAAATTAGTAACATCGAAGATAGGATTATCATTATATTTAGGAATTGGTTTATTACCATATTGAATAGAATTAATATTAGTATTATTCATAATCAATTTAGTAAGTTTCGGCAATTCGGCAGCAGCTTGAATAGGCTTAGTAGTATTAGTTCCACTAATATTAAGTTCTTCAATATTCGGAGCGCCAACAATATAAATATCTAATCCACTATTAGTACATTTACTAATATTAATAGTCTTAACTTTATTACAATTAGATACATTAAACATAGTAAGATTTACGTTGTTAGTACAAGTAATTGCAACAAGATTAGGACAGTTAGTAATATTAATAGTATGTAAGTCTCCTAGATTACTAAGATTTAATTCAGTAATTTTTTCACAAGAATCAATAGTAACAGACTTCAATCTCTTACATCCACTAAAATCTATGCTGTCTAAGAATGGTTGATTAACTAGTGTAATAATCTCAATAGAACTATTAGTAATATTAAGAGATGCAAGAGAAGCATTAGGTAGAGACATAGAAGTTACTATTGAATTAGATATATCTAAGTCTTTCAACTTAGTGTATTTCTCAATATTAACTGTAAACGTACCTACTTCGGAACTTCCACTCCAAAACTTAGTATTAGACAAATCAATATGTCTAACATCTGAGAAGTCTTCGTCATTAACGAATACTGTTTCAAATGGAACAGGAGCATTACTAAGAGTATCGACATCAGACAAATCTAATTGAGAGAAACTAGGAAGTTTCATAGTAGACATGAAACGTTGAAATCTCATCTCTTTTAGACCTCGAATATCATTAATTTGCGGAGTATTGTTAATAGTTATCTGAGTATTAAAAGAACTAATAGGTGCTAACTTGATTAAAGTAGGAACTCCTTCTTGTAAGAAATATCTAGTATCAGTAGTATTACCAATGTTGATGACAAATATCATCGGAACATTAGAAGTAATAGTAAGACGAGGATTTGTAGCTTCAGCACCACCAGCAGAGAAAGCACCTTTAGTATTATAAGGTTGGAGATTAGATACATTATTATATCTAAATACTCCATCAAAGAACCACCAACGTTTCTTTAACCAATCTCGAACATATTCAACACGAGTACCATGTAAGAATTCAATATTAGCATAAGACGCAGAACCTCCTGCTTCACTAACATAAGCAGTAAGATACTTAACATTGTAGTCATAATTAAATAAAAGCTCTCCACATGATTTAGTTTGTGCAGAGAAGTATTCATCTATATAATGATTAACGTCTTTACTAATATTAGCATTGTTTCTCCATAAATCCCAAAGTTCTTCAAGAGAAGAATCAAAAACTCCAGTATTAATAAAAATACTATCACGAAGAACATCCCACATACGAGAACTATAAGTATCATAACCACCATCAGGAGAATTACGAGTAATAACTAATGAGTTAACATCTGTATTAGGATTATTAGAGAAAGTATCAAGATATGCTGTTTTAGCAACAGATTCAAGAGCAGTATTATCAAGACCGTTAGCAGTATCCATATCGTAGAACCTAATAAAAAATTTATTAGTTCCTCCAACATCATAACATACAGCAGTCATGTTCTTACCAAGAGAATCAACAAGACCGAACTTAACACATATTAATAAATAAGAATAAGCATTCTTAATTGAGAACCTAGTATCAAGTTCAGCAGCAAGAGTAGACCAACTTGATTGAGCAGGATATTCACCATCTGTTTCAACGTATCCGCCAGATTGTTCATTCCAAGTATATTTCTTAACTGTGGAAGAAGTCATTTGAGCAAATAGAGTAAACAGTCCTTGAAGAGCTGTCCAAACAGCATCATCAGTAACAGGAGCAGTTGGGTCTAACCAATTACCACCATTATATTTAAACTCTCCTACATGTTTAATGATAGAGATATCGTCTTGCATAAACAAAGCTAACGGTAATGTCTTGTTTCCATCAACAATAACATTAGCGTTTTCACCTATTTCATAAGAATAAACTTTTTGCTGATCAATACTACCAAACTTTTCATTCTGACCATAAGCATGATAAGAAGTAACAAAAGCAGGGAGAGCATTATCTACATATTCACCAGTACTATTCTTTATCTTAGTAGTAAAGTCTTTTAAGAATCGGAAGCCCATATTGTAATAAGCACCACGACCTAAATTGAAACTATAAATACCAAGACAAGTCTGAGTTTCTTCTCCATCAAACTGAATAAGAAGAATACATGGAAAACCTTCAAGAGTTTGTTTAATAGTTACTTTCTCATGAACTTTAGTTTTATCTCTAGTATCAGTTGGACGACGAGCTTCGAGTTCTTCCATTGGAGGAGTTTTCTCAAATAGAATATCAGCGTTATCATTAATCCATTTACCAATAGAAGCATTGTTAGCATGAGCACTATCGACAACATCGGCTTTAAGAGTAAACTGTCGTTCGGGAAACCAAGTCTCTTTAGGCTGGAATAATTCGTAATCAAGATTACTACCGTCATCTGCTTTTAACATCTTATCAAAACGAATCTCAAGATTCTTAATAAGATTGTTCATAGTAGATGTTCCTTGCTTAGAAACAGCAACATCAGTAGTACTTTCAGCACTAGATTTTCCAGAAGTAGGACTAAAGTAACTCATAGTACAACCTGTATACCAATTATTATTCTGTCCACCAATCTCTTCAAATACTGCACGAGTAAAACCTGTATTAGCACAGTTGATTAACATTATATCAACAGGAAGAGTACGAGTAGTATCAGAAATAAGACTATTAAAGTTAACAGTAGAATAAGTCTGATTAATATCATCCCATAAAGTAGAATGTGCAGAGTTATCAGAAGTAGAGAAGAAGTTACGTAACTTAGCAGAATTGTAAGCTACGAAATCAATACTACCATCTTCTAGAAGTTTAGCTCTAGCATTAGCATTCATATAATTAATAACAATCTCTTTGTCATTAAGTGGAGAACGGAATAACTTAATATCATAGAAGTTAACATCAGAATAATTCTGAATATGACCTGTATTACTAATATCACAACCAAGATAAATCTTAGAAGAACTCTTCCAAGTAAAGTCAGTCTTTATTTCACGTGCAACATTAAGAGTACCGTTAACAAAAATACCAACAACTTGTTTATCGGGATTCTTATTAACAATAAAGTCAACAGTGTTGATAACATTCTGTTGTACCTTACAACTAATAGTTTCTTTAATGTTGCCATCAGTATAACTCCAAGTAATATCTTCAAGACCAATTTTAATACCTTCTGAGAATTGTTCATCAGTATTATAGTCACCACAGAAGAATACTGTTCTATTAGTAAATGGATGAACATCTGTTTTAAAAGTAACAGACATAGAAAATCCTTGTCTACTCCAATTTGTTAGTTCAGTAGAATTATCTTTAAAAGGTTGAATATCTATAATACCATATGCTTCACCCGAAATACGTAACATAGATTGTCCATCTTGAGTTAAGAATCCAGATAAAGCACCATTAGTATTATAAACTTCAAGATTAGTAACTGCACCAACAGGTTCTAAAGAACCCGGAGGAGTAAACTTAGGAACATTAGATGTCCATTGTCTAGCAGTAGGAGTTTGAGGAAATGATTCTTGACGAATATGCCAAGCAGCATACATAGAATTATTAGGATTCTGATCGGGAATCAAAGACTGAGAACTTGCAACAATTTGACAAATAAGTTCAACATCAGTAATAGGATCTCCTTTTTCAGACCAACAACGAAGAGTTATATTCCAATCACCAAGAATATCTCCTTCTGTTGGAATAGCCCAAGAAAATACTTGTTGTTTACCACGCTGAACATATTGATTATCGTTATAGTTTCCAGTATCAAAATAACCGATATCACGAATAGTACCATTATGTTCAAGACGAACAGCATAGTAAATAAGAGAAACACCTGCAAGATAAGGAGTAAATGCAAATGAAATATTACCACCTTGAGAGAATTTAGTTTTCTCAACTCCTTCATCTACTTCTGCTTTACTAGTAATACCTTCTACGAGAACTACTAGATTAACACCATCTTCTACTACTGTACGATTAGTTACAACATCTGATTGAACAGTAGAACCTGACATATCAGTAAATGCTTGTGCTTGAATAGTATAAGAACTACCTGCAATAATATTACCAAGTTCCCACAAGTTAACATTTACTTGACGAGGAGTAGTACTAGTTGTAATACCAAGATCAATACTCTTAGAAAAACCGTTAGTTATATTAGTTACAACAAGACTAGCTGCGCTACCAATAATCTTACTAGTAACAGTATAAGTTATAAAATAATCAATACCAACAGTAGCAGTACTTCCTGCAACACTACTTGCTAATTTAATACTAGCTTCTACTATATTAAGTAAATAAGATTCGGCAGCAAATCCATCAGTATCGGTAGCCGTAATGACTACCGAATGAGTACTGTTATTTGAGAATTGATCTAACTTAGGAATAATAAGAGTACCGGGAGTATTAGTCCATGCTTCTTGATCTTTAATAATACTATTGCCATCAAGAGAAACATTTATAAAATAACGCTTATTATTCTTAGATGATTCAATAAGATAATTAAGCTTTATATTAGTTGTAACACTAGAATATAAATACTTTGTATTACCTTCTACTACAATGTCTCCATTAGTAATAGTAACTTTAGCATCAGTAGTACCTCCACCACCTCCGCTACCACCGCCACCATGCTCTGCTAACCAAGCAATATGACCATCATGTTCTGCAAGTTTCTCCTTGTACTTAACAAGAACTTCATTAATATTCTCTTCTACTTTTCCATTAGCAACTTCCTCAGGATCGAGAAGACGAGGATCAGTAGTGATAATATTATTAGCATTACCGGCAGCAACTACTTCCCATTGTCCGGTCTCTTTATTAAATCGCTTAATTACTTCTGACATAATTATTCAATTATAGTTATTATATCATTACCATTATTTGTTTCTCCATTACCGCCAATAGCTTCGGCATTAGGAGCTTCGCCTTGAATATTAATATTATATTTACCGCTATTATTAAAAACATTAGCTACCTTCTTAACTTTAGCCTCTATTTTATTACTGTAAACATCATATATAATATAGAAAGGATAACGCTGACCAGCATTTACTTTAGCAGTAATATTAGTTCTACTATTAATAGTAATACTAGCAGGAAAGAAATATCGAAGCCACGGAGTATTCGGGCTAGGCAATTCTTTATTACTCGTGTGTTTATAGCCCGTAGCTTGGCTCATAATGTACACAGGAGCGGTTATTTTACCGACTAACTCGAATGTACACAGATGTTTTACCATGTCGTAATTCGAATTATTTTGCCATGATTTAGGGAATTTCTGACCCTTTAGGAAGCCCTCTGCTGTCTCTTCGTACAATTCTGTACTTCCGAAGTTACTCTGCAATAACTCTGCTGTAACTTGAATTATAGGCTTCATGGAACTATTAGGATTCTCGATTAACGGATAACTACAACTATATGTATGTTTATGACCTCCAAGACATAAACGATAACCATTGTTATTTAAGAACTTCGAGAACCAATAAGCATTAGCTTTACTAGTATTAAAGTTAAGACGACTTCCACTACGTTCAACATCCGGATATTCAGTATTGTCCCAATAAAATGAATTGATAAGATTTTGAGTAATAATTGTAAAAGGCATTTCATGACAATAAGCTACTTTATGTCTAATACTACTATCGATATATTCTAAGTCTTTCTCGCACCATTGACGAATATAATCATAAACAACACTTTGTGGATTAAGACCATAAACATCTCGTTCAGTATTAGAACTAATCTCACTGTTAACACATAAGAAATGAGTATCAGCAAAATCAAATGAATACAAACATTCAATATAAATCTCTTTATTCTGTATAGTAAATACAGGAGGATTCTCTTCATTTATTTCATAGCAATAGAAGAATCGAATGTTAGTAGCATTAATCTTAGAGTTATCACCACCATCACCAAGAACATAAACATTAGCAGGAGTTAAATCGTTGTTACCAACACTAACCATTTCTGGTAGAGTAAACAAAGGAGCACGACCCGAATCATAATCTAACCATTCGTTAATACGATTACCATTCTGAGTCATATCACCAGTATTAATCATAAACTCTACGCTCTCACTAGCAGCATTAATATGATTATCTGCAATATTCTTAGCAGCAATTTTCCATACTTGATATTCATCCCAATTAAAACCTTGCTGATCAGAAGTTTGTAAGAATGTCCACTTATTCTGAATATTAACAGCATCTTTAATAATGAACTTATAAGTAGGACTTCTATAACTAGAATCACTTATACGTTCAATATAGTATTCGTAGTCTCCAGCTGATAATTCAGTTAATACAACTTTATGAGAAGTAAAAGGAGTACCATCAGTAGTAATTGCACGAATACGATTATAATACTTACGAACACCAGTTTCATCTTTGAATGATTCAATACCTGTCCAACCACTAGCTCCTACTTTTCTATAATAAAGCATCTCATCATAGTATCCAACAGATACCCAATTAAAGCAACGACTAGCATTAGGAGCTGTACCTCGACGACCTAATGTCATAGTTACTTTATTAGGTTTAGTAGGATCTAACAAAGTCTTGTTGAAGAATATATTCTTATTTTCAAATGAAGCACGAGGAACATACTTATCAACAGTAGGAATAACATTAGCTTCTAGATTAACGAAGTACATATCATTAGCGTTATTTCTAGCACTAAGAGCTTTAGTAGCTTGATTAACAGGATCCATAGTATAATACTTAGTGAATAAGTAATTACTAGTTAGATAACCGTAAGCAGTATTCTCAGCAGCATCTACTTTATCTGCGTCACCAGCATTAAGTATTTGTAAGCCTACGAGATCAATGTAGCCTTTAGATACCCTTATGGGGGTGGTAGTATTATTATAAGGATTAGCAACACTAGATGGAGTAGTTCCCCAAGTTAAGAAGAATTTAGCTTTACGATTATCAAACTTAATAAGTTTACCATCGCTAGCTATCCACTCCATATCAAAGGTTTTAACTTTAATACGAGTAGTATTAACATCCATAACTGAACATTGAGCACCACGAATAAGAAAAGTAGAACCCGCTTTTATCTCCCCCCATAAAGGAAGTGTTTCCCAATCTCCACCCTCTGTACCATACTGTAATGATAATCCTTTTAGAGATACATCTTTACCAGTAAGATTACTAAGTTCAACGAAGTTATGAGAACACGGATTATAACTATATTCATCACTAGTAATACCTCCGCAATATAAAGAATTTATATATAGTTTTTGAAGATATAAACTAGTAACATAAACCCAACCAGTATTAGGATCTTCTTGACCACCAGTAGGTTCAGCTTGATCAGTATCAAGTTCTTTCTTATAAACAACAAGTTGTCCATTGTTGTTTACTTTAACTCGATAGATTTGACCACTAGGAGCAATCAAACCAATAGTATCAAGTTTATCGAGAGCTTCGTAATCAATACTACCTCCGCCACCGCTACCTCCGCTACCAGTAAGATTAACAGGTTCTCCGTTTATCTTAGTATATAAACGTTTAACATCAATGGCAAGAAGAAGTTCGTATTCAACAAACTTCTGAAAGTTAGCTTGTATTTCAGCTAATGTACCATAATGTCCGCAAACAGCTTTAGTAGTTGGTTCAAAACCCTCAGCAGTCGGTTCTAGACTATTAGCAATACGGTTGACATTACGAAGAACAATGTTCATCTTTTCACTTGGAGCAACACTAGGATCAATAGGCTCATACTTACTAAGTAAAGTACTAGTTACAGTATTACTAACATGTCCGGGAGTAATAATTAAATCTCTTTGACGAACAATAGTATCCAAATAGTTTTGGATACTTTGTATTGCTTCTATAACAGAAGCAAGATCATCATTACCAACAATACCTGCTTCTTTGCCAGACGTATCTATCCAAAGAGCATCTTTATTAGTAGGAGGAGTATCTTGTGCGATAACAGCTTCTACAGTTTTATTAATAACTTCGTCACGTAGATCACTAACTTCTTTGTTAGTATTTTCAATAGTAGTATTTACTTCTTCGAATTTATCATCTACGTCTACGAATTTATCATCTATTTCTTTCTTATTATAATAATCAGAAAGATCAGCACTTAATTGTTTAAGTACTAAATGTTTATTTTCAGTACCTCCTTTGAACCAATATTCTTCAATTACATTTCCTTCTTTTCTAATACCTACGGTTAAACCTATCGCACGGGTAGGTTTAGTTAACGCAGATAATGCTTGACCAATATCGTCATAAGGGCCATATTTAGCATCTAAATTAGGATAGGCATTGAATTGTTCATTAGTAGCATTGTTAACAATAAGTTGTCCAACAACAATTCCTTGTTTCATATTAATTATTTATTAACCGTTATAAGTAGCAGGTTCACCATAAAAATCATTAGTTAATTGCCATACACAACTACTAATATCTATCCCGTTATCATAACCAACAAGTTTAACACATCCATGTCCTAATCCAATAATCGTATAAGATAGAGTTGCTCCAAGAGAAGTAATCTTTAATTTATCACTATCAGAAGGATCTTTGAATAATATTCTATCTCTATCTCCATTTACATGAAGTTTTAAAACAGGACTAGATCTAGTAGTAAAATAAGGAATTAATATTGTTTTAGTATAACCATAAGGAACTTTAGGAAGATAGATATCAGTATTTGTTGTAAGATATGCTTTATCAAATTGATTAGATAAGACATCTCCATTTGCTTGAAGTATAATATTCTTACCAGATAAATATCCACTACCATCTTTATTTAGATGATGTTTACTACCTCCAAACCAAACATTACCATTAGCAAAATCAATACAAATATTAGGCTTGAAAGTATTACTTTCTGCATATGGGTCATTCGGATTAAAATCTTCATAAGAAGTAGTAGCTATACCATTAGCATTAACGCCTTGTTGACTAAACATATAATTACCATTGAATACAGCACTACCAATAAGACCATTAGCTATAATACCGATTTTAGTATAAATAGCTTCGTAACCTTCGAACTTAATCCAAAATCTTTGATTATTAGCAACAGAAGCACTAGGAGTACTATAAACTTGATCAGTACCTTTCCATGGGCCTTCATAATTAAGAACATAGAAATTACCATCAGCAGGGTCATATACATAAGGAGCTTTATACTCATCAGAAGTATAAGACTTAGTAGAATCGTAAATACCCTGAGGATAGATAATCTGATTATGTCCATCAGAACCCGGAAGTCCATTTGTTCCAGTAAGTTTAAAAGGAGTACTCCAATCTAATTCAAGATGACCAAGTTCATCGCTGTTACTATTATAAGCAATACGAGTTTGGATACACCAAATATAAAGTTTCTCTTGAGTTGGAACAGGAACAGTTAGACTCCAACCATCTGGATTACGTTGTTTAGCAACTGTAGAGTCAAACGCGGCACTAGGAGCAGTATCGCTTCCTAAAGAATATCTAGCTTCAATAGAAATTCCCGGAAGTCCATCAATACCATTACTACCATTTACTCCATCTCTACCAGCAGGACCGGTATCACCTTTCTTACCAGCTTCGCCAGTAATACATACAGGATCTTCCCAATATCCTTCAATAGCATTACTAGGAAGAATAGTTGCTTTAGTCATCCACATATAAGGGGATTCAGTAGTAAGAGTTGGAAACTCAACAGTCCAAGCAGCACCCGGATTTCTATCTGATCTAGCAATAGTAGGATGTTCTGTTGCACTAGGAGAACTAGCAAATCTAAACTCAGTATGTTTACCATCTTGAGCATCTCCATCTCTACCATTGACTGGAATGACATCAGACCAACTAACAACTTTATTAGTAGGGCCGTCAACAGTACCGATACATTGCCACCATTGTCCATCATTAGAATCAGGATTATCTTTCCAACCAGCAGGAATTAATTCTTGACTAGTAGGTTTAGCAGGAATAGTAGCAGACTTAGCATAGATATAAGTTTTCCAATTAGGAACTGTACCATCTGTACCATTAGTACCATCAGCTCCCGGTTTTCCACTCATAAGTACAGGGCCTGCCCAATTACTTGCAAGAGTTCCATCAATATTAATCTGAGCAAATATTCCCCAAACAGCACCGCTACCACTAGGAATAGTAGTAGACCAAGCAGAACCGGGATTAATATTATCTTCATCAAACGGAGGAGCGTTAACATAATCAATAGTTTTTTGGTACATCATACGAACTCCAACACCTGATTGTCCATCTTCTGCATTAATACGAATAGGAGCACTCCATTGACCTTCGAGTTTACCGTCATTAAACATTCCAATAGTCATCCAAAGATATTGTCCTTTATCTATTGTAGGAACAATATCAGACCACTCTGAACCGGGATCGTCAGCATTACGATTAATAGCAGGTGCATCACTAGGAGATGTATTAACTGCATATTTGAAATTATAATATTTTCCAGCAACACCATCTTCACCAGTGCATTTAATAGGAGTAGACCAACTTGTTACTTTACCTGTTGCACCACGTACTTCACCAACTGACATCCACCAAATACCAACAGCTGTTGGAACATCTGACCATCCTGTTGGAATGATATCTTCCCCCGTAGGAGGGTCTGGCTGTGTAGCAGATTGTTTAAAAACAAATGTCTTCCAATTAGGAACAGTACCTGCTTCACCTGCTGGAATACCAAACTCTAAATCATATAACGGAGTACCGGATTCATTAGCACCTTTATATACTACTTTGGCAGTAGGCATAGCATCAGCAGGAAGAGCTAAAGCAATAGCTTTATCAAACTCTGGAGTCTTACCTGCTTCTCCACCTCCACCGCCACTTCCGTTATTCTTAACGACAAGATCAGCATCTCTTACACCACCGTTGAACCAAAATTCTTGTATCGTACTATTCACTCGAATACCTACTGTTAGACCAATAGCACGTAATTCATTAGGAATATTAGAAAGAGCTTCGGCAATAGAACTGTAAGGGCCATACTTAAAGTCAAGATTAGGAAGCGGTTTAAAATCTTTATCAGTTGCATTGTTATTAATCAACTGACCAACAGTAATTACATTCATATTATCTTATACTAAAGTTAAGTTTAATATCTTCTTTAAAACTTCCCATAGGAGAATAGAAAAAGTAAACAGTATAATGAATACCATCGACTACTTCATTATTAATCATTCTACGATAAGCACCATCAGCAGGAGCAGCTTCTCTCCACAATGTAGTAGTTAAGATATCTCCAAATTCAGAATTATCAAGAGAAACACTATCGGGAACAATAACAAAATGAATACTTTGTTCTTGTTTAATAATGACACTTTGATTTTCTTCATCTCGAATATCTAAAGTAACATGAGGAAGAGCAATAATATCTGTAACACTCATCTCTTTAAATGTAAGAGGTGGAATATTAGTATGACCAATATATACATTAATTGGTTTAGCTTCAATTGCTTCTTTACATTCTAATCGTAGCTGAGCTATAATATAATTAATAAGAAGATCAGCTTTCTTCTCTTCTCCTAATTGATAAGCAGCACAAGCAGCTTGAAACATATTCCAACAATTAATAACTTGACGATTAACTCCTTTACAAGTAGAAGTACAATCTTTGATCAAGTCAATACCTAAGTCGGAAACCATAATCAACAACTTAGTATATACACAGTTGTATTTAAAAGGAACAGTAAGATACACATAAGTACCATCTTCGTTTTGTATCATAAGCAAACTAATTTAGAATACATTTCATTTACGTTTTCTTTTTGTTCTTTGGATAAATCCTCGTACACATTTTGCATATGCTGTAAAACAATGCAGCAGTAGTATATACAAATATCGTCATTATTAACGACATATCCAAGAGAACTGAGATGTGCCATTTGCACACCTCGTTCTACTGATTCATCAATAACTCTTTCAAAATTAACTTTCATTACTTTAATGTGTTATTCGTTATATAAGTAATGTAAGACTGAAATTTAATGTTTAACTTGTTACTAAAACTAAGTATCTTATCTTCTTTGCTAAGACTAGCGTTATAAATAATCTCAATAATTGATTTTTCAATAACAGCCATCCATTGCTTTTGCATAAAGTCAGAAGGTTTAGCGCCATTGATCTTATACATAGATAAAGTAGAAAATACCGTATAATATTCAGCATTTATAATGTTATGAATATTAGACAGTATATTATCTTTATTAGTATCAATATGATTATTAATAATAGTAGTAGAAACAAAAGAAATAATTCGCATAGCAGAAGCATACATTGAATCTTCAATAGCAGCCTTACACTTATCCTTATCTTTATTGACTATGTTTTTCGTAATATCAGTTACGAACGTAGATAACTCAAGCAGTGATAACGATAGTTTATCAAGTGTTGTACTTACTTTAATTACAAACTTTTCTGAATCAGATTTCTTACGATTGTCTAGCCATTTATAGAGAAGTAAGAATATAGCAACTACGACTACGGATGCTATACCTTGACTAAGTGCGGATTCTAATATTTCTTTCATGATGTAAATGAATAAAGGGATTACTATTAGTAATTAGACCAATAGCAATCCCTTTAATTAATATTAGCTTTTTGTTATACTGCTGGGTCTGGAGCTTATCCCTCAGAAGTAACAGGTTGACTGTCAACTGAAGAAAGAGCAGTGAAGATTTTATCAAGAGTAGCTATTGATGTAGAACCAGTAGGAACAGCAAGATAAACAATACTCTTAACGTTTTCAGTATTACCACTTCTAAGATTACGGGAATTGTAGAATGTCAAAGCGTAAGTTGTCCAGCCTGTCGCACTCGAACGAACAGGAAGTTTGTACAGCTGAATAGCATCACGTTCAGTAGCATTGATACCTTCTGCACCAATACAACGAAGTTGCAATTCTTTCAAGAACGCATCGTCATTAACAGGAGCAACGCCTTTGGTATTAACTGTAACCGTAGCGCCAAATAGTTTATCACCTACAACAACATTCCAATTCTGATAATCTTTAGCAGTAATAGTAATCTTAGCAGCCGAAGCAGTAGCAGTAAATCCTTCGTTCTTACCAAGAGCTTTAAGTTCATCTGCTAAACGTTTTGCAACAGTAGTAGCAGTATCTCCTTCTGTGGCACGAGTAGAAGAACTCCATTTATAACGTTCATTAAGAACAGTTCCCGGTTTTACCATAGTAATGGTATAATCCTTATCCTTTACGGGGGTGGGAACAGTAATATCAACACTTAGATTAGTACCTACTGCATATTCTGTCTTTGCATACTCAAAGCGATAAGTGTCTATATCGAGAACACTATTGTAATAATCGCTAGCATTAGCAAAAGCTCCGCCACCTATAAACATAGAGAAGCGGGGAATACGTCTAGCAGGAGCATCTGTAATAACCGCACCAGTATCATCATACAATGCGATTGCACCTTCCGCAATACCAGCTTCACCTATCTCGTTAATACTAGCAGGAGTAGTGGCAAGAGCGACGTTTTTAGCGAAAAGAAGTCTTTCCATATTATTCTAATTTAGATAATTCATTTGAAACTCTCTCGTAACTATCATTATTAGAGATAGCATTATAAGTATTAACTGCTCGTTCAATAACTTTCTGCATAGCTATATCGGATAGTTCATTAGTAGTATCTGTTTCAAGATTAACAAGAGTAGGATATTTAATATAAGTTACTACAAACTTACTTATATCAAAGTTTCCAATAACTTCAATACCATCTTCTAGTTTATAACAAATAGGACTAACTGCAACTGATTTACTATGATAATCATTTTGAGTTTGAGGAACATAATCAATTTCAATCAATCGACATTTTGCTAATACCTCCCCCGTAAGGGAGCTAACAGATATCAAATACATTATCTGTGGAATAAACACAGTAGTATTAATTCGATAACCTTTACCAAAAGTAATATCTGTTTTTCTAGGACTAACAATAGGACGATTAACTAACAAAGGATCAAGTTCGTTAAGTCTTATAACATTATCAGAGATACCATCGAGTTCGCGATTGCCTTTACGAGAGAATATATCTCTAACATAATTAATACTTTCAGTATTAATCAGTTCATCAATTTGTTCAGGAAGTATTGCCCGAACAGTTTTCATTCCCATTTGTTGTGCAAGTAGCACGAACCGATCATGTATCTCTGTAATCTTCATAACAATAGTTATAATTGAACCTTGATTTCCAAACCTTTACGGAACTGAGCATTCTCTGGATTATTGAAATAAGCAATTGCTTCTTTCATGTTAGAACCAATAAATGCTGCTTCGGGAGTAAGTATTGTCTGATTAACATCAGAACGAACAAGTTCGCCTTTAGCAATAAGTTCTTCAATAAGAGCTTGGGTAGTAAGGTTATTGTTGTTAAACATTTTGTTAAATTTCTCCGGTTCACGAATAGCATAATCATCAAGCATCTTTTCTTTAACGCTTTCGTCAAGATTAAGACTTGTGATAACATCTGTTCCAGTAGAAGCACAATAACAAACAAACATTGCTTTGAACTTTTCTGCGTCATCGAGAAGATCGAGATAATTTCTACGAGCTTTATTAGATTGAATACGAAGACGTTTAGCTCTATTCTGTTCTCTCTGTTCATCACGAATATAGAAACGAACACGAGGATTAAAATGAATAACCTGTGTATCCTTTGCTACATCGGGATAGAACAAACAGTGACGAAAGGCAATGTAGTGTTCAATGTTATCGGGACGCCCATATTGATAACGAGTAGACTCTAAAGCGTTAAGTTCAATAACATAGTTATTGATAGCTTCTTTCAGCAACTTAGCAGTAGACTTATCAGCATTTTCATATGCTTCAATAATAGTCTGTTCTTTAATTGCGTATTTCAGATAATCTTCTTTTCTTCTCCAACGAAAATCACAATTAAATTCATAACCGTCCATAGGAACTGGAATAGAGATATTCTGAAACCAACGAGAAACTCGTTCTTGGAATTTAGTATCGTTAGCGGAGCAACCAACAATAGCAGGCATGTAAGCAGCCATTTCTTCTGCATTACTAGCAAGCATTCTAGCCGAATTGATACTTCCACCAATACTATCATGACGATCTTGAATATATTGTCTATTGATTTGTCTGTAAACAGAACCAACTGTAATATCGGCAGTAAGACCAATTTTAATCTTTCTTACTTCTTTGAATTCTTTATCTAAACCATCTTTCTCTTTAAGAGCTTCTGTATAGGTTTCTTTCAAAGTCTTTTCCTTATCGGATTTAGTAGGAGCTTTGGGAACAGGATTAGTAACGGCAGTATTAACACCGTTACTAGCAATACCTGCTATATTAATCCCTTTTTCTATTTTTCCTTCCATTATAATATGAATTTAAATGTTACAATGAGCAACGAAGAATAAACATCTTCTCAGCACGGTTAACTTGCAGACCGCGAGACATCTTAACTTCGTAAGTAGATTTATCAATCTCAGTAGCAATAGCTCTATCGGGAACAGCACCCCAAGATGGAGGAATAGGAGTAAGACCTTTAAGAATACCAACAAGATAAGACTGTCCTTTCATACGAACCATACGGATATTACGTTCACCATTGTAAGTAGAGTTGTCAATGAACATTAACTGATGTGAACACATCGGCAAACCAGTACGAGGATGAATGTTACCATTAGCACGGTCAAGTTCTGCAATCGGAGACTTATCCAAGAAAGGAAGATGAACAGCAGTAATAGTATGTCCGTCAATAGTTTTATATTTACGGAAGTATTTACCATAAGTAAGACCTCCGCCTTCTTCACCGATCATCTTATCTCCAAGTGGAGTAATGAATCCTTCTGATTTAACTTCGCCTCTCATTGATTCATCGAAATCTTCGAGACCTCCACGACCTGCAAACAAAGTAATCTGCATAGCACCTGTATCAGTATCTTTGTCAAGAACGTCACCAACAGTACGTTTCAACTTAGATAATGGCAAGTATTCGCCATAAGTATCATAGTTAGATTCTTCGAGGATTTCAAACATACCAGCAGTTTCGGGAATCGGCTGATCATTATCCCAGTCTTTCATATCAATAGTACCGTTAGGAGTACGATTGTATTTAGATGTCCAAATATCAATCTCATTAGAGATACGCATCTGTACATCGAACTGTCTCATCTCTTCGTTAATCCAACGAGTATCAGTTCCACCACCACGAGTTTTAAAGGCATAGTTAACAATAACATTACTAATGTTACCAGCAATTTCTTTAGTATAACGTTTGAAACCAAGTTGAGACTTCATCATACCCGGCCCCATAACATTACTCTTATTACCTTTAGAATAAGATTCCGGAATACTTGGAGACAACATACACCAGTACTTACCTTTCTCGAAGTTCTCTGGATCTACATAAGCTGACTTATCGGGATTCTTAATACGAAGTGCATACAAGTGACCACCATGTTTACCGGGACCCATATCACGCATAATACGAACAGTTGTTCCATCAGGTGACATAAGACCGAACTGTTCAATGAATAGACCAGTAGCAAATTCAACTTCAATAGTTTTACCACCAATACCCGGAGTAGTATCTGCCATATTAAACCAAACAACATAGTCATTAGTTTTCATACGACCCATAGTCTTCCAAGTCCATTCAACAGTAGAAATATCACGAACACCAGCAGCTCCTTGACCTTCTGTTAAGAAAGTAAGAGGAAAACGATCATCATCCATACCATAAGTATAGGTAAGGAAGTTATTTATTTCCTCTGGCTTTTGAAGCATTAATGCAGCTAGAGATTGCTCATTAGAGTAACCTCTATCATCATATCTACCTCTTTCGACTTCTCTTAGTTTATACATATCAATTTAATTTAGTTAGTTAACTCGTTAAGACAATATTAAATCATTGTTATCAACGGGCTTATTACCTTTATTTCCACTATTCAGAACTAATGTCTTGCGAGTAGCAGCTTGTTGGGCTTGAGTTCTAAGTTTAACAACCTTTTCTTTATTAACAGCCATATTAACAAGACTAGAATAGTTACCACCTGTAAATCTAAGATACGCTCTAAATAAATCATCCTGCATACGAGAATTACTATCTACTTTAGCTTCATCTAACATATAAGCAGTGTTTCCTTCATCATCAACAACTTTAGTAAGATACTTCTGAAAATCTGCACGAGTAGCAACAGTAGTCTTACCATCAAAAGTACGTTGAATAGTTTCGGGAATCTTATAACCTAGAATTTCACCTTTAGCAATAGTTTCATCTACAGATTTCCAATAAGCATCAATTGCAGCTCTTTCTTCTGCTTCGGCAGCTTCGCGTTTAGCAGTTTGTTCAGCACGACGATCATTGTAAATCTCAGCAACAGTTTTATTTGATTCAACAGCAGTATCATAAAGAATACCGGAAGCTTTCAGATAGTCAATATAAGAATTAACGTTTCCTTTCTTTCCTTCGAGTGCCCATTCTTCTTTGATAACAGCAATCTGTTGTTCTTCATTATCTTTGTCAATAACAACATCTGATCTATCTGGAATTTCATTAAATCCTTCAATAGAACCATTTAGTTTCAAATGAGAATAAGCCTGTTCAAGAACAGGATATTGTTTAAACAGATTGTTAATAGCAACTTCTTCACGTTCTTGCATACGAGCTTGAAGTACAGTATCAATATAACTATTAATACCTTCAACAGAATCTTCGAATACAATTTGATTACCATTTTCATCTTTGAAATCAGCACCGAAACGTTCTTGCAAAACACTAAGAACAGAAGGCTCTTCTGTTGTATTAGCAGCAATAAGTGCTTGAAGTTCTTCTGACGTTTTAACGATAGTACCATTAGCATCTACTGCATTTCCTTGTGCATCAACAGTACAAGGAATATCATCAATAGTAACTTGATCGCCTTCAGCTACTGTTACATTTTGATTATTATTAGCAGTATTGTTATCTGTTTGAGTAGTTGTATCTTCCCCCGTAGAGGAACTTTGCTGATTGTTTCCTTCGTTACTACCTTTGTCTTCCGGAGCAGGAGGATTAGTAATAGTAGTAGTATCAGAACCATTATCAACAGTAGTATCAGCAGTACCATTATCAATACTGTCAATACTTAAATCAAGTTCTTCATTAATAACTCCCATATAAATATGTTTTTGGTTAATATTACTTTGTCACAAATATATTCCATTAGGTTCAAACATTCAAGTTTCAATTGATTAAATACCTCGTACAGCAGTAACAGATGGCGAGATTTACGAGATTAAGAGTAATAGAGTCACTAGTATTATCAGACGATTTGAACGCTGCATACGTCCTTAAAATGAGCCATTTTAAGCCTCGTAGTGACACGTTAACACGAAATAATATAGTTGTTCATCTAGGTATATAAAATTCAACTGTGAAGCTCTAAGTACTGTCTACGTCCGTGTTGCATCCATAAAAATACCCCCGATAATCGAATATCGAGGGTAACGCTTTCTCATAGAGACGAACTTAACTAACAAAACAAACACCAATTTAAACAGCACAACTACTTCTTTTTAGCAGAACTAGACTTAGGTCTATCATATCAATTCTTATTCTCTTTAGCAATAGCTAGATCATTCTGTCTATCAAGAGCATGATCAATAAAATCAAGATTCTTAGCTCTACGAGATTCAACAAGTTCTTGTTCTTTAAGAGATAACTCTCTCTGTTTCTCTACGGGGGAAGTTCCAGCTTGACTTGAATTACCAATACTAGCCATAGCTGCTTCAACATCCATACCTTTAGCTTGAAGAGCAAAGTATTGTTTAACTTCCTCAGTAAGTCTATCTTGTTCTCCTTTAGCAGCTATAAGTTCAAGAGCTTCTCTATGTTTCTGTTCTTCTAATTGTTGGTCTAGTTGACGAAGAGATTCTTCGTTCTTCTGACGAAGTTCTTGATAACGTTCAACAGCTATCTTAAGAGCAGGAACATTACCAGAAGTAATAGCAGCAAGAGCCATATCTAAATCTCCATTCTGAGCAGCACTGAAAGCCCAGTTCTTTAATTGCTCATAATTCTCAGTTTCTTTATCAGAATTTTTAGCTTTAATAAGATATTGACCATAAGAATGAGCATTAACATTAAGAGAGATGTATTTACGATTACGAGACTTATCAAAATAAGCAGTATCTAAACCATCAATCCAAGCATACTTAGAATTGTTCAAATCAATATCATATTCATCTTCACGGAACTTATCAAACATATAGTTAATAATAACTGTTCCCATAGAGCCACGAGAAATAGCTTCTTCTGTTGTAGACTTACCTGCACTAGTAGCAATTTGTCCATAACGTTGAGGAGTCATATCAACCATCTCACGAGCACTATTCTTAATAGATTCAATAAGATTAGTCATTTCAGTTATATAGCCACTAATATTTGCATCGAGCATACGAATTTGTTGAGCTTTCAAACTATTCATATCTTCACTATCATCGTAAGCAAGAATACCTTCGGCAGCAAGATTATAAATAATTCTATCAGTTTCTTCGCCAGCACCAAGAAGAGACTTACCAATAAGAAGAGCAAACATCTTATTTTTAGCAATCATCATCTCTCTATGATAAGAGAAGATATTAATAAGAATTTGGAAAGGAGTAAGTATTTCAACAACACTAAACTTACCCATCATAGGAATTGGTTCAACAAGACCAGTATAAGGAAGTTTAGGATCATCGTCGTTTTGGAATACAACAGGTTTAGCACCACCGGGATAAATACCATATTGTTTCATTCCAATTCGATAACCTTCATAGATTTGTTTCTTATAGATAGTTTCAATATTAATATGTCCAAGTTCAGTATTGAATTCAAAGTCATCTGGAACAATCATTTGATCTTCGAATCCGATCTCATTAATATAATGAAGAACTTTAACTTCTGCATAACCTACCCAACAAGCATGCCAAACTTCTAGAAGATCACCATTCTGTTCACGAACATCAACATTACCAGCAGTAAATAAAGCTCTATCTTCTTCATCTAGTTCTTTACACTTTTCTGGAAAGAAATAAGTATAAGAATTAAGATTAAACGTTTTGCTAGGAACACCAGTACCATTAACAGGATTATAATAATTAGTAATAAATTCAAGTTCTGTTTCAGTAAGATCATCTTTGAATTGATCTATTACTTGAGAATAAGACATTTGCAATCTTCTAGCAACCATATCATAACCAGATACAAAGATTGCTCCATTAGGAACAGGAAACATTTCAGTAGTAGGAACGGTTTCCTTAATTACTTTCTTTCCTTTAACAGTATGATAACTATAACATTCTCCTGTTGTTATAAAATTGAAATAAGCAATAGGAGCTTGAACATCTGTATTAGTAGTATCATCGATTACATCAATGAGTTGTTGAGCTTGAACACTAATCTCATCGATATAATTCTCAATGAATTCTTTCTCAAACTGTTCAGCATCAGCAGCAAGTTCTTGCGGATTAATTTGTTGAGTAGGTTGACCTTGAGCAGCAAGTTCTTCATTCTGAGCATTAGCTTCTTGAACTCGTCTTTGAAACTCTTCTTGAAATGCTAGAAGTGCTCGTTTAGTAATATCATTCTTAATCGCATTATCACGTGCCATAATGATATCGGGATTATTAGCTGTAACTAAGAACTCATGTTGTTCTTTAGTGTACTCAGAAATATATCTACGAACAATATCATTAATGATATCAAGATTTCGCATAGTAGCAGGAAAACGAGTATAGATTTCCTTTGTAGCATTAAAAGGATTAAGAGTTTTACGATAGAACTCGTTAGGAATATTATTATGTAAAATCTCTAATAACTGCTCAGTCTTAGTTCTATCATTAGCACTAAGACCGGCAGCTATAACATAATCAATACAACGAGAACCCCAAGTATAATCCTTTTGAGAATTGGGAATCCTTTGTTCGGGGAAATCTCCAACTCGACTATTAATTTTGAGATTGACAGTACTCATACAAATATAAGTTTTATGATTAGTATTACAACTACTAGAATCACATTGCCTATGATTCCGCCAAGCAATGTAGCAATAATATCTAATATATCAAACTTTCCACCATATAATTTGTCTTTGTATTCCATACCAACAGCAACACCTAACGTGAATATTATAGTTAGAAAACCTGTTAGTATTCCGTATTTAAAATGTAGCATACGGTTACTTACTTTCATCCAATTAAACATGAGCATTAATTTTAATAGTTTTAATATCTAGGTCTAGTCCAAAAGTTTTCCTCTTGAGTGTCGACCTTTTTACGATGTTTCATTTCATTCTCAGCAAACTTATCATTAGCAGCCCATTCAATACCACGAACAATCATTTCAGACACACGGTCAAAGTTACCTGTTTCATTCCATTTCTTTAATTCAAGAACAGAAGGATGATCATATATAGTATGAAGAACTAATAGTTCTCTTCCATCTGGACGTTTACCAACAACAGTATAAAGCATTTCTTTAAGCATTCGTAGACCGTCAAGTTTAACTTGATTATTACCTACGTTATAACCAATAGTAGTACTAATCTTATTCTTAATAGAAGTATCCCACAACCAAACTGGATGACAACCTAAATAACGAAGAGCTTTCCACTTCTTAAAGTTACTAATAGTTTCACCTCGATTGGTTTCAACATTAGTAGTTCCAATACAATTATACATACGAGCTAAATTATAACAAATTCTATCAGCTTCTTCAAGAGTATTAGGACGACCATAATAAGTAGCACAAAGTTTAGTTTTATAACCATTATAAATACAAGGATTCATCCAAACTTTAATACTATTATGAGAGTGTTTATTAGTAATTTCGCCTTTGTCTTTATCAATACCAACAGGGTCATAACTTATACTATAAATTCCGGGAGGACAACCTTTGATCGGAGTATTACTTTTCTTATCAGTATAAACAACACTAATAGGTCTAAAGAATATACGAATACAACCATGTGGATCTTCGTTACTATGACGAGGAACGTTTTTAATATAATCAAAATAATCATGATTAAACTTAGCTCCTTCACGAGTAGCAATACGAGCATTAGACATAAACTCAAACTTCTCGTTATCATATTCAACAAACGAACCATCAGTATAGAATTTATAGTCATTACTAATACGAAGTTCTTGTTCCCATTCATCAAGTATTTCACTACTGAATATATTCTCAGTAACAGAACTAAAAGATTCAGCAGGCATATTAGCATATTGACCACAATAACTAATATACTTAGAGAATGATTTAGAATTCTTCTTCTCAGCAGCACGTTCTTCTTCTGCAATCTTAAATCCAAGAGCTACATCGGAATTACCGTCTTTATCAAGAGAAGTAAGATTAGCAATAGAAGAATCTTCACTAATCTTATAACCTTCAAGACCCCAACAATAAGGTTTAAAATAACCACAAACAGAATCTCTACTATCTTTATCCCAAACATTCTCAAAAGGCATGAACGAACCTGATCTAGGATCATAGAAGTTTTGCTCGAATACAGCCCAACCTTTATTAGCTTTACCAGCAGTTCCCCAAGCGTTTAAGAAACCAGTAAGTACAGAACCAGTTTTAAGTGTCGGAGTAGTAACGTCCATAAAGTCATCGAAATTCTCGAACTCAGACATTTCCTCACATTTAATCTCTCCGGCATCTTTACCAACAGCAGCAGATGGATTATTATTAGTTGATACTGATATACAAGCACTGTTCCAACTACTAGTATCTACAACTCCTGTACTCTGATCTTTAAAACCTAGAATAAAATCACTTGAATCAATCTTAGCAATACCTCTAGCAAAAGGAGTATGACTTTCATAAAAGATAATTTGTTTCTTCATAAAGTCAGACAAACCACCAGATTGAATCAAGAACTTATTATCGGCAGCCGCATGAATAACAGAACGATTAGGAACTAGATTTATATAATTAGCAGAACCGATAGCTTCCATATAACTAAAACCACCACGACGAGTTTTATCATTAATAAGAAAAAAAC